TCTTGAGTAAATGTATATGAAGTTACATAACTAGCAGTAGAAATATTCCATGCAGTTGATAAATTAAACTGTTGAACTGTATCAGTAGTTGAATCATTAACAATATAAAAAGCTGTGCCATCTGGTTTAAAGAATAACGAATGTGGTGTTCCAGCAGTTGTAGTTACACTAAATGATAATCCTGAATAAACAGCAGTAGAAACATCGAATGCAGTAGATAAAGTATATTGATAGACTGTATCATTGGTTGATCCAATAATATACATTTTAGTGCCATCTGTTGACATACTTAATCCTAATGCATTGGTTTCTTGTCCAGTAATAGAAATACTATTAACATATCCCCATCCTTCAACACCACTAGTTTTAGTTAAGATTTCTTGCGTGTTAGATATTTTAAAATTACCATCTACTTCTAATTTAACACTTGGACTTGTTGTTCCTATACCAACATTACCAGTTCCTTTTGGTGTCAATAATATATTGATATTAGTATCAGACCCTTGAGCGGATAAAACCGGACTATTTCCTGTTGCAGATCCAGTTATTTGAACATAATTAACAGCAGATGTGGTATGCGATATTCTAAATTGCTCGTCTGATACATTAGATGACGTATAAAATCTAACGCTACCTCCACCCGTTGCATATAGACCAAAATTTGCCGAACCCATTGCTCCTAATTTTTGAATATTATTCGAATTGTCGCGAGAAAATAAGGTATATTGGCCCGTTGTTGTTGCATCGTCAAATTGTACCTGAGTATTAGAACTTGACCCAGTTTTTATCTTAACTGAACCCGTGCCTTTAGCTGCAATATTAAAATCAATATTCGAATCACTACCCTGTGCAGATATAGTAGGACCAGAACCAGTCGCTGCTCCAGTAACGTTAACATAATTAACAGCAGATGTGGTATGCGATACCCTTAATTGACTATTACTGCCAGCACCCCCCGTTCCAAAATTATGAACTCCCGTACCTTTAGTAACGAAGTTAAAAGTTACATTTGTATCAGAACCAGTCGCTAATAAAGTTGGCCAATTAGTAGTTGATGCGCCATTCGCTTGAATATAGTTAACAGCAGAATCAACATTAGCTACCAAAAATTGAATGCCGGAACTTGACCCCGTACGCAATCGAACAGGACCCGTGCCTTTGGTAATCAAATCCAACCCAACATTAGCATCACTACCAGCAACATTAATGGCTGGATAATTACCAGTTGTTTGACCGTTCAACTGTAAATAGTTTACAGCGGACGATTGACCTGAAACTATAGTCTGAAGAGCGGCACGGGTATAGAATGAGAGTATGCCAGTTCCTTTAGTTGCAATATTAAAATCTATATTAGTATCCGAACCTTGTGCGGATAATGTAGGACCAGAACCTGTTGCTGCGCCAGTTGCTTGGGCGTAGTTAACTGTAGAAGCAGTATGAGAAACCTGAAATTGTTTATTACCAACCGTATTAGTCCAAAACTCGACAGGTAGATTTCCTTTAGATGATAAAACCAAACCAACATTAGTATCGCTACCTTGCGCCATCATACCAACGGTATATCCAGTTTGACTACCAAATGCTCTAGGGTAATTTACAATAGAACCACCAGTACTAAACGGATGGTCAGTTGCAGTAAATACAACTCCATTAGCAACTGCTAATTTAGTAATTCCGGTACTAACAGCACTTAATGTTAAATCAGTAGAGGGGGCAGTAACAGAAGGTGTAATAACAGCAGAAGCATTGGCAGTTCCAGACACATCTAATTTATACGCTGGTGAGCTAGTTCCGATACCAACATTGCCTGAATATTGTGCAAATTTTATAGTACCAGTATCTAATACTTCGATACTAGGAATACCAGACACATCATTAACAGCAAATATAGTACCAGACAAACTATTAGTGATACTGAATAATTGGCCAGCCGATCCTTCAAAACTTAATGTTCCGCTAGAAGTTGGGTATGCTTTTAATGTAATATTCTGAGCTGCAGTTGATGAGTCTGCCCCAGAAAATACAATCTTTGGATCTTCGGTAGACGAACCAATATTTGGTGTAATTACGATGTTACGATCATTATATGACATTTAAAATCCTACTTTTTATATTCTATATTTATCACAATCCATATCGGCCTCTTAACGCATTGAAACTTTGTACGATATCAGCAGCTGATAATGCTCGATTGTAAATATTAGTAACACCAATTCTACCGTCAAAACGATTACCGCCACGCACACCTATTGTTAATGTTTTAACGGTATTAGTAATAGCACCAGTTGATGCACTACTAGTGGAAACATAGGACCCATTTCTATATATTCGCAATAAACTACCATCATAGGTTGCTACAATATGATGCCATGCATTTACTGACACACTTTCATATAATGTTATCCAAGTAGCAGAAGCTGTACCCGCAGAAAATCGTTCGGCAGTAATTTGGGTAGTAGCCCCAGCAGTACCACCAAGAAAGTATAAATTATACCCATCTCGTCCAGACCCAGGATTGCTTTCACGGTCAAAAATACCAGTATAATTTGATGCTCCTGGATTTCTAGTAGGATATATCCATGCTTCTAATGTATATGGTGAATTACCCAAGAATTGTAGATTAGGGTTATTAGCAAAGGTTAATTGTTGCGATTTAGTATAATCATAACTAAAATATCCGCTTGAGTTGTATACAGGCGAATTAACTATAGTTGCAGTATTGTTGTTATTACTAATATCAGATACTGTAGTAGATTGAGTAATTATAGAACCAGTAGTTGGTGTGTAAGCTGTTAACCCTGTTTTTTTAGTTAATTGTGGACCAGAAACATATAATCGTTTACCGATTGCTAACGGAGTTGTCCATATTATTGACATGATTGCAGTACCCGCTTGATCTGCAACGGCAGTTAATGATAACCGATACCACCCATCACCAATATATTTAAGTTGTTTATCAACAATTACGCCACTATAATCGACCATAGTACTGGATGACAACGTATAATCAACTTGGCGTTGGGTTGTCCATGCTCTGCCAGTACCTGTCCAAAATCTTAATGATATAATATTAATAGAATCTATATCTCTAACATACCAACTTTGTGTTACTGTATCGCCTGCAGCAACTGATGATGCCCCTTCATAAATATATTGCGCCCCAGAATTATCAGATATGGTTATGATAGTATATGAGTTATTAACTGGGCCGCCGGTTGATATTAATGTTTTATAACATCGAGTAGCATTTAGAGAACTTAAACTTTCGCTATCGGGATACAAATTTTCCGATTGATTATAACTTTTAAGATTCACGGGGTCTAACGATAATACCAATCCAGAACTTGATAGTTCTGGTCCACTATAACAACTCATAATCCAAATCTCCCACGTAGCGCATTGAAGTTTTGTTTGATTTCTAATTCAGTTAATGTACGATTATACATCTTAACATTGCTAATATTGGATTTGGAATAATACGAATAACTACCAACATTAGCAGCACCAACACGCAATACACTTTGAACCCCAGTAAATGGAATAGTATCTATAGTATCAGTTTTTTTCAACACACCATTTAGATAAGTTTTAAAAATTGAACCGCTTTTAGTAACCGCAACTTGGAACCAATTTCCAACTATTATATCGGTACCAATAACCAAACTAGTTGTATTAGGATTAGCTGGTCCGGTATTAGTCCACACACTATATCGAAGTGTGGTAGAATTATATAAGAACATACAATGAAACCCTTGATATGCAATTAATGCGCTAAAAGATTCGGTTGCATCATAATTTCCAGGAGCAGAATCATTAATTCTAGCCCATACTTCTGTGGTATGATCATTATACAAATAGGTTTGAGAGCTTAATAATCCGCTTGTTGTTACTTTAGCATAACCACCAATTTTGGTAGATGCGTCACGAGTAAAATTGATTGAGTTAGTAGTATTGTCATAAGAATAATACGATGGATTATTTAATGTAAAATTATAACCATTTCCACTAGTATCTAATAATGAGGTACTTCTAGCTATAGCTGTGGATATGGTTTTTGTATAATCGGTTAATGATGTGTCGATTTCTAATTGTGCACCCCATAAATAAATACCGGATACACCATCCCCGGTGGCAGTCCCATTCCCATTAGCGTCGCCCAAACTAATTTGAAGATTATATGAACCTGATACTGTAGCAGTAAAAGTAATATAACATCTATACCAACCATTTGACGCATTAACGATTGTAGTTTGCGAACCAGCAACAGTGCCTGCGGCCAGGTTAATTAAACTACCTGCACCCATGTATGCATTTGGTGATGAATTAGCAGTATCAAACCATATCATCGCATTGGTGAACCCAGCTTGTTTTAAATATATACTAAAAATGTAAGTAGTACCAGCAGTAAACTCTGAATAAGTTTGGTATGTAGATTTCCTGCTAGTTATACCATTATTACCAATTAATTTATCAGCAGTAAAATAGCCATTAGGATCAACCGCAGCATTTGCGGAAATTGTTGTACTAGTTCTACTCCAAACAACATTGCTAAAATCTTCACTATATCGCAATAAATTTTCATACTTATTATAACTTTTCGGATTAGCAGCATCTAAACATAATAATAGATTACTGGTAACGACAGATGGAGAATGAGATAACATTATAACCCAACCCTTCCGCGAATTGCGTTAAAATTCTGATCAATTTCTGCCTGAGATAATTGCTTATTGTATATTTTAAATGTTATCAAATCCATGGGAATTTTATAACTAGAATCATTCACCCAACCGGAAATTCTACCATTACCTGCAGTAAAACTTCGTAACGGTGCGCTTTGAGTACCAGCCGTTTGTGATAATGTTTGATTAACAGTATCAATGTACATTTTATTACTTGTATAGGGGTTACTTGATAGTGATGTATTATTGACCATTACAAAACAATAATGTTTCCAGGTATTCAATAACCCAAGATTTGTTGTTTGAGTTGACGTTAACCCATATCGATCGCTTGCTCCGGTATTAAATCCCATGTACCCTCCAACCGCATAAACATCATAACCAGAGAAGCCAAATGGCATAACACCATTTAAACTTTTTAATTTTGCTACCATTTCAACAGTAATAACATCACCTAACGTTCCTGCGGAAAAATCTGCGTAATTAGTAGAACCATCAAACGTTAACATATTTGAACCAAATACCGGACTAGCATACAAAGTTGCATTTGTTGGAGTTATAAGATTAGTCCAGTTTGCTCTATTTGGATTAGTAAATGAATTAAAGGTGGTAGCAGATGAAGAACGTTCTACTTGAACGCCATCCCACCAAATAATATTTCCAGTGCCGCCAGAATTAGTTCCGTCTAATCGAATAGCAATACCTACTGTATTAGCATTTGAAAAAGTAGTTGTAAACGATACTCGCGTCCAATCTGGAGTTATATTAATTGCCCCAGATGGTGCTTCAACATATCCATTGGATGAATTTAATCCTAATATAAACAATTGTCCTGTTGTAGTTACAGAACCTTTTACATATGCGCTAACAGTCCAGGATTGACCAGATGCAGCATCAGCTAATTTTATATCTGTTGTATTTTGAAAGGGATCGTCCCCGGTAATTACCATTTTCATCGGTGTATTACCAACAGGTGAACTCATAGATGTATCACGAGATATTGTAGCACGAGATGCACTAGTCTTCCATCCATACAAATCCGTTGGGTTAGGATGTACGTTTGGACTAAAACTTTTTGGATTAGCTGCATCTAAATGCAATACTAATCCATCTGTGACAATAGATGGATTATAAGATATTCCCATCTAAAACTCCACTTCCATATCGTCTATATCTTTTCTAATAGCAGTAAATGACCAATAAAATGCATATTCTTTTCGATCAAAACAATTCCTATTCATACCAACTGTAAAACAATCATTTTCAATATCTATGCTATCAACCCAAAGAACTTTATTATGTTTAATATTGGTTATTTGAACTTGGCTTCCTGCTATTTTTACCAACCCATGAATATAATCGGGCAATTTAATAATTACCGATATGCCAGATATTGTAGCTTCCCCAGTTAATCTAACGCCATGGTATGGCGATTCCAAACTACCATATCGCAAACTCATATTTGGTTTAATTGGATGTTCAATCAAAAATGATTTACTGGTGGCTGCAAAAGACCCATTTACGTGTAATTTATATAATGGCGTAATCCCGATACCAACAGTGCCATCTGCTGTAATGACAAATGGTGTTGAATCAGGGTTGGCTTCGTCTTCTACTACTAACGCATTGCCTGATCCAGTTTGAGTGATTCTTAATGCATCACCAGCTCCCGAACTAGCCACCCGCACTTGTTGGAAAAAATCTGTTGCCGTACCAACCGCTGCCGTATAAGTAGCTATACCAGTAGTACCGTCGGTACTACCATCATAATAGGTTGCTGCAGTTAATCCATTACTTTCGGTATATAATTGGATAGTTATTAAATATTCTTGCCATTGTTTTTCATTGGAGACTTGGATTTCATAATTACCAGTGCTTAATTTAACTGCTCGAATATGACTACCAGGACCGCTGATATAACAAGCATCTGGTGTGTCTAAAGTAGTCCCTTCAGTGCGAATACACGCAATATAATATACGTATGTGTCTGCATTAATACTTCCTTGTACCGCGTGATTGGCATTTGGATCAACTATAACAATTTTATATCCAGCCGATGTATAGGTAGCAGTTCCCAGCGCAACAGTGACTATTTTACGCCAAGTTCCTGCTGTAGCACTACCGAAATCCAATTTTGTTTGATACATTGACAATGATACTGGTCCTGTAGCACCTTGAATACCAGTAGCTCCAGTGAGGCCAACTAATCCAGATGCACCACTAGCTCCTTGCGATCCAGTAGGGCCAGTTGATCCACTAGCACCTTGAATACCACTAGCTCCTTGAATGCCTGTTGCACCACTAGCTCCTTGTACACCACTAGCACCTCTAATACCAGTTGCGCCACTGGCGCCTTGAATGCCACTGGTACCTTGAATACCAGTTGCACCACTAGCGCCTTGAATACCAGTTGCACCACTAGCTCCTTGGGGACCATACGCATATAATGCTGCTGAAATCCAGGTGCCTGATCCCGATCCGTTGATATTTTGTGAAGTGGTGTTTGCTGTATATGCAGTAACTTCTACATAGTCGGTTGTGCCGTTAAAATAAGCAATTGTAGATAAATTTTGACCATACCCTGCACCTGTTAAAATCTGTGTTTGATCAATTCCAAGTTGTGTACTTCCGTTCTTTCTTAATTGGATATTAGATTGTTGGGTTGTGATAGCACCAGCATCCCACCACACTGCAACATTGATATTATAATAACCAGCAATATTAGGTTTAAATTGACTGGATGTTAACCAGTTATTAGGATCAAAATCATCAACGAATGTAACAACTTGATCAGATCCGCTGGTGATAGTTTGAGCTGTTCCATTTTTAACACCGCGAACTACATACGAGCCAGCAGTTAAAAATCCGCCATTTGCACCGCTTGCTCCCTGTATACCAGTTGCACCGCTTGCACCAACTCCAGTTGCACCAACACCACTTGCGCCTTGGGTCCCGGTTGCACCTTGCAATCCTTGTACCCCAGTAGCACCAGTGATACCAGTAGAACCACTAGCACCTTGTGTTCCAGTAGCACCAGTTAATCCTACAGATCCACTAGCACCTTGAATACCACTTGCACCTCTAATACCGGTTGCACCACTAGCACCTTGAATACCACTAGCACCTTGAATACCGGTTGCACCACTAGAACCTTGAATACCAGATGCGCCTTGAATACCACTTGCGCCTTGAACGCCACTAGCACCTCTAATACCGGTTGCACCACTTGCACCCTGAATACCAGATGCACCTTGAATACCACTTGCACCTTGAATACCAGATGCGCCTTGAATACCACTAGCACCTTGAATACCAGATGCACCACTTGCACCCTGAATACCAGATGCACCTTGAATACCACTGGCGCCTTGTAATCCGGTATCGCCTTTATCACCTGTTCTAGCAAAAGTTATAATTACATCTAATCCATTAGTCAATGAAGTAGTTCCGGAGATATAACTAACTGGTACCTTAAAATAATTCCCCGATTGTGTTAAAGTACCAGTGATAGCAAACATTGAATACGTTGCTTCATTCACTTCGTCTTTGATTGAGAAATGCCCTTTTATAGCAGATGTCGAATCATCAATTGTTAATAATAAATTAGTTACTACAATGCTATTGTGATCAGTATTATTGATGTATAATACCGTGGCACTAGAAAAAATAGAATTATTAAATTTTAAATAACCAGTGCCTGGATCAGTATCGGCGGTATTAGTTGAATAGAAATAATCAAGAGCAGCACCACCGAAGGAACCTTGCGGACCAGTAGCACCGGTAATACCAGTTGCACCACTAGCGCCTTGAATACCACTTGCACCTTGAATACCAGATGCGCCCCTGATACCAGTTGCACCACTAGCACCCTGAATACCAGATGCGCCTTGAATACCAGATGCACCTTGAACGCCACTAGCACCCTGAATACCACTAGCGCCTTGAATACCAGATGCGCCTTGAATACCAGATGCACCTTGAACGCCACTAGCACCCTGAATACCACTAGCGCCCCTGATACCAGTTGCACCAGATGCGCCTTGAATACCAGATGCCCCTTGAATACCACTAGCGCCTTGAATACCACTAGCGCCTTGGGTACCAGTTGCCCCAGTTAAACCAGATGATCCGCTGGCTCCTTGAACACCTTGAATACCAGATGCGCCTTGAACACCACTAGCTCCTCGGATACCACTTGCGCCTTGGATGCCACTTGCTCCCTGGGCACCACTCGCACCGATTACGCCGGTAGCACCACTTGCGCCTTGTGGACCATCTGGTCCAGCAGATCCAGTGGGACCGACTGGACCAGATGGTCCTACTAATCCAGTTTGACCAATTGGGCCCGTAGATCCTGTATAACCAATCGAGCCACTAGCACCTTGAATACCAGATGCACCTTGAATACCAGATGCGCCTTGAATACCAGATGCGCCTTGAATACCAGTTGCACCACTAGCACCTTGAATACCAGATGCACCTTGAACGCCACTAGCCCCTTGAATACCACTAGCGCCTTGAATACCAGATGCGCCCCTGATACCAGTTGCACCACTAGCACCTTGAATACCAGATGCGCCCCTGATACCAGTTGCACCACTAGCACCCTGAATACCAGATACGCCTTGAATTCCTTGAATTCCTTGAATGCCACTAGCGCCTTGAATACCAGATGCGCCTTGAATACCAGATGCGCCTTGAATACCACTAGCACCCTGAATACCACTAGCGCCTTGAATACCAGATGCGCCCCTGATACCAGTTGCACCAGATGCGCCTTGAATACCAGATGCCCCTTGAATACCACTAGCGCCTTGAATACCAGATGCGCCCCTGATACCAGTTGCACCACTAGCACCCTGAATACCAGATACGCCTTGAATTCCTTGAATTCCTTGAATTCCTTGAACACCTGTTGCACCTGTATACCCAATTACACCACTGGCACCTTGAATACCAGTTGCTCCACTAGCACCTTGTAATCCGGTATCGCCTTTGTCACCTGTTCTAGCAAAAGTTATTATTACATCTAAATCATTAGTCAATGAAGTGGTGCCAGAAATATAGCTAACTGGTACTTTAAAATAATTACCTGATTCAGTATGATATCCGGTAATAGCAAACATTGTATACGTTGCTTCATTTAATTCGTCTTTAATTGAAAAATGCCGTTTTCTCGCAGAAGTGGAATCATCAATTGATTGTAATAAATTAGTTGCAATTATGCTATTATGATCAGTGTTATTAATATATAATACGGTAGCGCTTGATAAAGTAGTGTTATTAAATTTTAAATATCCGGTGCCAGGGTCGGAATCTATTATGTTAGTGGAATAGTAATAATCTAGTGCAGTTCCACCAAATGAACCTTGCGGACCAGTCGCGCCAGAAATACCAGTAGAACCACTAGCACCTTGAATACCAGATGCACCTTGCGGACCAGTAGCACCAGTTAACCCGATAACCCCACTAGCACCTTGAATACCTGATGCACCCTGAATGCCACTTGCACCTTGAATGCCACTAGCACCTTGAATACCTGATGCACCCTGAATGCCACTAGCGCCTTGAATACCAGATGCGCCTTGAATACCAGATGCGCCTTGAATACCAGATGCGCCCCTGATACCAGTTGCACCACTAGCACCCTGAATACCAGATGCGCCTTGAATACCAGATGCCCCTTGAATACCACTAGCGCCTTGAATACCAGATGCGCCTTGAATTCCTTGAATTCCTTGAACACCTGTTGCACCTGTATACCCAATTACACCACTGGCACCTTGAATACCAGTTGCTCCACTAGCACCCTGTATTCCCTGTGATCCTAAAGTACCTTGGGATCCACTTGCACCTTGGAAACCCTGAGTGCCTGATGCTCCTTGAACTCCCTGTGCACCAGTTGCACCTGTGATACCAGTTGAACCACTAGCTCCTTGAGTTCCGGTCGCACCAGTTAATCCTATCGATCCACTAGCACCTTGGATACCTTGAATACCACTAGCTCCTTGGATACCTTGAATACCACTAGCTCCTTGCAATCCTTGTACCCCAGTAGCACCTGTGATACCAGTTGAACCACTTGCGCCTTGGGTTCCGGTCGCACCAGTTAATCCTATAGATCCACTAGCACCTTGGATACCACTAGCGCCTTGAATACCACTAGCACCTTGAATACCACTGGCACCTCTAATACCGGTTGCACCACTAGCACCTCTAATACCGGTTGCACCACTAGCACCTTGAATACCGGTTGCACCACTTGCACCTTGAATACCAGATGCACCACTTGCACCTTGAATACCAGATGCACCACTTGCACCTTGAATACCAGATGCACCACTAGCACCTTGAACGCCACTAGCACCTTGAACGCCACTAGCACCTTGAATGCCACTAGCACCTTGTAATCCGGTATCTCCTTTATCACCTGTTCTAGCAAAAGTTATAATTACATCTAACCCATTAGTCAATGAAGTAGTTCCGGAGATATAACTAACTGGGACCTTAAAATAATTGCCCAACTGAATTGAATCACCAGTGATAGCAAACATTGAATATATTGATTCATTCACTTCGTCTTTGATTGAGAAATGCCCTTTTATCGCAGAAGTGGAATCATCAATTGTTAATAATAAATTAGTTGCTACTATATTATTATGATCAGTATTATTGATGTATAATACTGTGGCGCTTGATAATGAAGTTGTGTTGAATTTTAAATAACCAGTACCTGGGTCGGTATCGGCGGTATTAGTTGAATAGAAATAATCAAGAGCAGCACCACCGAAGGAACCTTGCGGACCAGTTGCACCTGTAATACCAGTTGATCCACTAGCGCCTTGAATTCCACTGGCACCTTGAATACCACTAGCACCTTGAATACCACTAGCACCTTGAATACCACTAGCACCTTGAATACCAGATGCGCCTTGAATACCTGATGCACCACTAGCACCCTGAATACCAGATGCGCCCCTGATACCAGTTGCACCACTAGCACCTTGAATACCAGATGCCCCTTGAATACCACTAGCACCTTGAATACCAGATGCGCCTTGAATACCTGATGCACCTTGAATGCCACTAGCACCTTGAATTCCTGGAGTACCAGTTGCACCTGTAATACCAGTTGATCCACTAGCGCCTTGAGTACCAGTTGCCCCAGTTAAACCAGATGATCCGCTGGCTCCTTGAATACCTTGAATACCTTGAACGCCACTTGCGCCTTGAACACCACTAGCTCCTTGATTACCTTGAGTTCCAGTTGCACCTGTGATACCAGTTGATCCGCTAGCGCCTTGAATTCCGGACGCACCTTGAGTTCCCTGAACACCAGATGCACCTTGAGTTCCCTGAACACCAGTTGCACCAATACTGCCAGCATTTCCTGATTGTCCCGCTGCCCCACTCGCTCCACTAATGCCAGTAGCACCGATTACTCCGGTAGCACCGCTTGCGCCTTGCACCCCAACTGTGCCTTGAATTCCAGATGCACCTTGTGCACCACTTGCGCCTTGTGTGCCAGTTGCACCACTAGCACCTTGGATGCCACTAGCACCTTGAATACCACTAACGCCTTGTGTTCCAGTTGCACCACTTGCACCTTGGATGCCACTTGCACCTTGGATGCCACTAGCTCCTTGTATCCCACTTGCTCCCTGTGTGCCAGATGCGCCGCGAATACCACTAGCACCTTGAACACCCTGAATACCAGTAGACCCGCTTGCACCAACGCCGCTTGCACCAATCACCCCGGTAGCACCACTAGCTCCATTCGGACCAATTGGTCCCGCAGCTCCAGTTGGACCAATTGGTCCGATCTCACCATCAATACCTTGTGAACCAGCTGGTCCAGTTGCCCCAATATACCCGATTGAACCAGATGCGCCACGACTGCCTGATGCGCCAGGTAAACTTACACCACTCGCTCCTTGTAAACCAGCTGTGCCTTGGACACCAGTTGCCCCAATTAGGCCAATTATCCCACTGGCACCGGCTACTCCGGTGGATCCACTAGCGCCTTGTATACCTTGTACCCCAGATGCACCCATCTCACCTTTATCGCCAGTTCTAGCAAAGGTAATAATAACGTCCAAGTTGTCATCATATGATGTTGCTCCTGATAGATGAGTGATAGGAACGGTGATGTAATCATCATGAATTATGATATTGCCTGTTATTGCAAACATGGCATATACAGCTTGATTTGTTTTGTTTGAAACTGAAAAATGACCTTTTATCGCGGAAGTAGAATCATCAATTGTCACCAAATAATTGTAGGTGGACACTCCATAATGGTCAAGTGTACTGATATGTAATAAACTAGCATTATTAAATAAAGTATTATTGAATCGAAAAACACCAGATCCAGGATTTGAATCATCAGTTAATATATTATAAAAATAATCAAATGCTTCACCACCAAATGTACCAGCAGGTCCAGTAGCACCATCTACACCAATAATTCCGTCAATACCAGCAGGACCAGTAGCACCATCTACGCCAATAATTCCATCAATACCAGCAGGACCAGTAGCACCATCAATACCAGCAGGTCCAGTAGCACCATCTACACCAATAATTCCGTCAATACCAGCAGGACCAGTAGCACCATCAACACCAATAATTCCGTCAACGCCAGCAGGACCAGTAGCACCATCAATACCAGCAGGTCCAGTAGCACCATCAACACCAATAATTCCGTCAACGCCAGCAGGACCAGTAGCACCATCTACGCCAATAATTCCATCAATACCAGCAGGACCAGTAGCACCATCAATACCAGCAGGTCCAGTAGCACCATCAACACCAGCAGGTCCAGTAGCACCATCAACACCAATAATTCCGTCAACGCCAGCAGGTCCAGTAGCACCATCAATACCAGCAGGTCCAGTAGCACCATCTACACCAATAATTCCGTCAACACCAGCAGGTCCAGTAGCACCATCAACACCAATAATTCCGTCAATACCAGCAGGACCAGTAGCACCATCAACACCAATAATTCCGTCAACACCAGCAGGTCCAGTAGCACCATCAATACCAGCAGGTCCAGTTGCTCCAACATTGCCACCAGCACCAGTATTCAATGGGATACCGCCTGGGGTTCTTCCATCACTTATACGTAAATCACCAACTGATTCATTATAAAATATTGTACCTTTTTCGCCTACATATTGGTCGGCTGATAGCGAAGTCACACGACCCGATTTGATTTTATGAATTGTCATTTAACTTCCAAAAATGTAAATTAATGCTTTTTAGAATTTCTGAATTCTTGTTCTAGCCAGTCAAAATTTTCGAGAAAATCGTATGATTGATTTTCTTTTTCAACCATTACTTTTTTATCAGTAAAAACATCTTTTTCAGATAATGTATCTCTGGTAGGTGGAAGTTGCACGGTTTCTGACTGTGTTTTGTCAGATAACGCACCTTTGTCATGCAATATTTGATTGATAACAGGGTTGGAAGCACCGGCCTGATGTTTCTTCAATTCAAATTCTTGTTGTAGTGGAAATACATGAATTGGAACTTCTGGTAATTCACCTTTTTCAACAGGATCATTAGTTGACGTAACAATTCCACCTCCATCCGATGGGATTGTTATAGAAATTGGTATGTTTATGGTCACCGGGCTGCCGCTGGCGTTCTCTATTAAAAATTCTTTAGCTCTCATGGATGTATTTATTATTTTTCTAAATTGCAGCCGGTTTAACTGAAACAACTGCATCCATTTCTTCTATTGTAAATTTCAAAATCCAATGGTCATTTTCAAAAATTGGTATATTATCATATGCTACTATGAATTTACTTTGATCGATTGATGAACAATCCTGTATAGTTACTTCTAGTATTTTGTTTTCAGACGATATTCCTTCTTCAGTTTTTTCATACCATTTTGATAATGTATATCTATCATCATATAAAGAAAATGGATTTTCATTATACAAATCATTCCATGTATATGGATATTTTATTATTTCATTTGATTTTGATACTTTGATATAATTCATATTTTTACCTTACAGTTTAATCAAGGTAACATATCCAGGATTACTTCTAGAACTAATGCTAGTAGTCCCAGATACAGTTATATTAGTTGCACTAGAATGTATATAATTTTCCGGCGTTGTCTGATATGTGCCACCATTGCCACCTGCACCACCAAATTGATCATCAGTTCCCTTACCTAATCCATATCCACCTGCTGAATACAGCCCATTAAACCCTCCAAGAGCACCATTTATACTTTGTGTTATCCAAGATGTCCAACCTGACCCAGCTGTCGTTGTATAGGTACTACTATTAGATGGGGTTGTAGTTGCAAATCTATTTTCTTTAGCACCAAGCCCTCCTGCTGCACATATTAAATTTGTTCCAACATTGGTAGGATTAAATAGCCATTGATTTTTTGTACCCTTTGCTACAAACGTTGCACCACCACCTCCTGCACTACAATAATCACTGTAGGTTGTATGTCCAGCTGCACCTGCTTGGCCAATTGACATCCATAAAATATCTGATTGTTCAAATGCAAATGTTGCCTCTATGTATGCACCAAGACCACCAGCATATGAACTATCCCCACCTGGTGCTCCTCTTGCAACGATCTTATAATTTCCGGTTTCTGGTATACAAAATGCTTGAACACCTTGAACTGGAACTTTAAAATAAACGTTGTTATTTAAAAGAGTATACAAATTTCCAGTATACATACTCAGTAATTGAGCATTTGTTGGACCATACATCCATGTTTTAACGGTATTAGATCCATATGTGCCAGCTAATAAAGGACTGGTAAAAGTTCCCGATGTAAAATCAAATAGACCAGCACCGCCGCCTCTTCCTCTGCCGAAATCCCGCACACTTGCACTTGAAAATGTTGATAATAATGGCATTATATTTCCTATGCAAATTTAGACTGTGATGCAAGAACGGTATATGTTAATGAAGCAGTTTTAATAATAGTATAAGTGTAAGCATCAATTGCGCTAGCATTACCTGATGTTGGTGCTGAACCACCCTGCCATTTAGGAGTTACTGCAGCGGCATCTATTTTAACTCCCGATGGATAATATGCTGTACCGCCATTTGTATTCATAAACACAACTGTTACAGATTCACCAACATTCATGACAGAATCAAGTGTATTACTTGCATTTGATCTAATATTAATTGTAAAGTTTGCCGATGCATTCGATGTATAATATAAAATAGATTGCGTTGAGACATCAAAATTTATAGTTCCTGTTGCTGCTGTAGCTGATATAGTAACACGTTCTTTAGCGTTAACTAATTTTGTAGCAAGTGCAGTTGCAGAACCAGCAAATATTTGTGTATTAGTGAATGTATTAGAATTTGCAGTATTTAAACTAATAACCCCAGCATTAATAGAAATAGTAGTTTCATCTATTTTTACTCCGCCGATTGTTGATGCAGTGGCTGCTGGAATCACCTCACTAGAAGGATTAATATATCCTGAATTTGTTAGATATGATGAAAAAAAAGCAAGATTTCTATTATTTGACATAATGTATTTATCCTAATATTTTATATAATTATATTATAAAATGTTAAATTACTATTAGTGCTAGATGCAGATGCGTTATAAAAATAAAGATCCGCATCAGTATTGGTAGTTATTGTGTATGAAGCAGCCGCCAGAGTAATACTTGGTCCTGCATATGATAGATCGGTTTTTTTAATAATTGATATAGTTTTATCGTAAAGTGTATAAGAACCAACGAAATAGAGATCAGGAAGAAGTTTCATTGCATAATATCCATGATACAGATATATGTTGCCTTTATTGTCTTTTTCCAACAGATCCGGTGGAAAATTTGTACTATTACCACTCAAGCGCATAACCCATACCACTGAAAAATTAGAAATATTATAGCAATGCACATAACTATATGGAGTATATTCACTGCTGATTGTATAAATGTAATTTCCAGAAATAACAGAATTATTTGTACTACATCCGTTTCCAATGTAAGTAGATCCTGGATCAGAAAATGTTGTTGTAGAAAGCCAAGAAACTGATGAATTGAGTCTAACAGTAACCCCTAATGGTTTCGTAGTACTGGTAGTTGTACAATATGAACCATGTAGATATATTATCCCAGATGAATCAACTGTTGGTTTATTATTCAACCCAATATAACCACCAGATGGGCCTGATATAGCTATTGCTGAAGTGTATTGACCGGATAATGAATTTCCAAATTTATAAACAGATTGCGTTGAGTTCCAATATGATGAAACATAAAAAGTCCCAGAGTTGTTTTGAAATACTACCCCGCCATACGGTATATTATTTTTAGAAATCAAACCACCATCAGTATTGATAATGTAACACACCCCGGTAGTATTACTATATTTTTTAACAGATGCATATAGGTAACCATCAGTTCCAATAAAACAATTAACAGAATTAACAGCTGATGATGAACTAGAAATATATCTCCGCCATAGCATTGTACCATTTGATGAATATTTAGAAATAAATACATAGTTATAATACCCTGATTGAATAAAATCAGACATAACATAGCAATTATCGGATGAGTCAATGCATGAATCAATTGTTTTTTCAAGGCTAGGGAATTTTTTCTGCCATAATACGGTCCCACTTGGTGAGTGTTTAACCATATATGATTCCCTTTCAGTTACAACAGTTGTATAGGTAGCATAAATACTACCATCAGAACAAACGTGCAATGTATTTGCACCTGACATGTAGGTATTACTGCTAGTGGTTATTGATGATTTAAATGCACACCATACACCTTCATTAGGCCATAGATCTGATAATCGTTGGATATAGTTATCTTTGATATTAAATATCCCTGATGTTTTGAATTTACTTATTGATATTTTAGATGAACGAATAATATTACCAAAATACTTATTGACAGATGCCATGATATTTCCCTTTAACTATAACTTACTTTAACGTATCCAGCCTGCAAGGTTGACATCAATTCTCTGGTTACATTTGTTGCAGTAGTATCTACATAACAATCAGAATACTTCGGGCCATTAATGGTACCCCCGAGAGGAAATCCACCAGCACTGATATAATAAAAAAATGAATAATAATATGAATGTCTAGAGCCATTTAATGAGCCGGATGAAGATTTAACGGCATTATATGCAGTCAATGATTGTCCAGTATAACTAGCATTTACAACAGTGCCATCACTATACGATAATCCTGCACCTGCACACACTAAACATGCGGTTAAATTTGCTATATTAGTTATATCAGAACCTTTGGCGACTAATGTAAATCCACCACACCCCCCGTTGTTAGATGTCCCATAACCAGACTGTGTTCCACGATGGCCTATTAACATCCATATTATCTCATTTTTTAATAAACTAAAAGTTGCTGTTATTTTTGCTGGATATCCATATAAGGTGCTACCCCCAGAAGCATTACCGCTGGGGGCACCGGCTACTTCAAATGTGTATAACCCTGATTTTGGTACAGTCCATACTTGAACCCCATTATATGGTACTTCAAAATATGTATTCGTACTATCTGCTAGTATTGATGAGAGTGTACCTGTCCCAGTTCCAATACTATCATAATATGTTTGTAATTCGGCTTTTGTTGGCGGGACCGAATTTGGTGGTATATAGGATGAATTAGAAGTTTGAATATATCCAAATTGAGTATTTTTTGATGTACCGAATGTAACAGGAAAAACTAATTTATATAATTCAAACCACGGCCAGCTTGTGTTTTGATATGCATTTTTTACCGACCAAATTCCGTTTGCTACATCAGTAGTTACAGTGATAGTTTTCCCTATTAAACTACCACCAAATCTAGCCATTAAAACATATCCTCGTAACTAACAACATATACCAATGTACTCGCAATTGATGATGTAACAATGATGGACATGCCTTCTTGTAAGTAGAATGAAGATGCCTTATCTATTGCAACCAATGAAGCATTATATGGCACCACTACTGTAGAAAGTAATGAATATGCAACACCACCTGATGGTGAAGAACCTTGTGACACATCACCATTTGTATAAAGTGCTATTGAAGTTGGTATATTTGATGATGTATTTATATTAGATATGTTTATAACATTGATTTTATAAACATGTCCTGAATTTGCAGGATTTGCAACTAATACAACCGCTGATGTTACTGATGGGTTATAATATGTTGTTACCCCATTAATTGTTGATAAATTTGCTATATTTGGATTTGCCATTATTATTCCATAATTTATTTTTAATACTCAGATGCTTTCTGCCATATTAATATATTTAATACTCGTAGCGGCTATTTCATACGTTATGGTATACTTTATTGAATTTGCAATTGATGATGATACCACTATACAATTATTTTCTGGTAGGTAAAAGCTAGTAGCTCTATCGCTAAAGACCATCGATGATGAGCTATATATTGGTATATCTTTCATCATTTCAACCATAGTTCCTGGGAATGGGTTTTTTATAATTCCAACTCCAATACCCAAATAGACACTACAGATTGCGGTGCCTTCACTTATATTAGATGCAAGTATTGATTCAATTTTAATTGCACAATCCGAACCATTTGAAAGTAATACAATGTTACCAGTGGTAGAAGGAGTTAGATATGATGTTTTTAATCTCATTGCGGTCATTTTAAGTAAATTTTGAACAGCCATATCATCCACCAAATATAATTGTCATAATAAGACTCTTTCCTATATGAGAATTACTACTTATCACACCGTTATCAATTGTAACAGTTGTGCCATCTACTTTAACCCCGCCCAAGGTTGATGTAGTAGCGGTTGGCATAGACTGTAATGAAACATTTGAAAAAGCAAAAATATCTACTAAATCTTCTTCATTACAACCAGTATTTAGTGTTATTGAAGCCCCATTAGTTGCGGTATAGGATGCGGGATCTAATAATGTTCCGTTGATATATACGTTTATAAAATTAACTGTATATATTACATTAAATACTGTTTGTCCAGGAAGTGCTGTATATGAAGTTCTATTATACGCAGATGAACCTCCTCCACCTGCTGAACTAATGACACCATTATCAATAGTAATTGATGTTCCATCAACTTTTACACCACCTAATACTGTTGTACTAGCAGTTGGTAATGTATAATTCGAAATGAAGGTTACTTGATCAGATGTGTTTTTAAAATACAATTTTTCATCGGCATAATTCAACGCGATCTCGCCATAATCTAAATCAGTAGCGAGTGGGATTTTGCCGATTACTGATGATTTTTTCAGTAATACTTTGTTTGCCATTTTAAATCCTATAGAGGAAAGTTCTGCAATAATTGCAAGGGTAGAATAGAAATTCTTCCCAATATTTTATTTAGTAAGTACCGCCGTCTATATCACCAACCGATAACACACCTGATGAATATAATAGCCCACTACCAGCAATGGTTGATTTTAATTGTAGGTTATCAGCTGCAATTTCAATACCACCATCAGTTGCAACATTAACAATAAATGTTGAACCGGATAATGTCAACCCATCACCGCCTGAATACGCACCACCACCATTGAATTGTACCCATTGCTGACCTGAAAAATTGGTCAAATAATGATTACCTTGTACCCAACCAGATTTACCATAATTGGTACCTTCTAATATGAATATTGAAGCACCTTTTAATTCAGCATAAGTATCTGCGTCAGCTGATCTAGATAATGTATAATTAGAACCATCATCGCTGTATAGATATACACCATTTTCTGATGCAGTTGATTGATTTTTTAATAAAATTCTATAACCATCGCCGTGTGCTTGAGTTAATGCACCATGACCATCAATAACCAAAGTCCCAGTTGTTCCAGTTAATTCTACATTAGAATCTGCTAATAAATTAGCAGCATCTTTCCATGTTAACCCAGTAACTGCATTATCAACATAATCTTTATTAGCAGCATCACTACCAACTTCTGGTGTACCAACATTGGTTATTTTCGCACCATTGACATCAACATTCCCTAACCCATTTGGGTCTAATGAAATATCGCCATTTGTATTTGTGGATGAAATAATATTGCCATTGAAGTTTAAATTATCAATTGTTAGTTCGGTTAATCCAGCTAATGAAGTGGAGGTTGCGCCTAATGATATAGATGTTGAGCCAATGGTTATTGAGCCACTAACTGGTATTGCGGCCCAAGATACAACACCAGCTCCATTAGTGGTTAAAACATAATTGGCAGTACCATCTACTCTAGGTAATGTATAAGCACCAGCAATAGAAACTTTTCCAGTACCATTAGGTGCTAATAGTAAATTTCCATTAGTATCAGTAGTGCTAATAGTGTTGCCATTTAATTCAATATTATCTACGAATAAATCATCGATTTTTTTATTAGAATCTACAACAATAGCAGAAGATGCAGTTAATGTGCCAGCAGAGTGATCTAATCTATCGGTAAAAAATTTACCACCGATAACAACATGGGTTGCGGCATTTCCACTAGTTTCTGAACCCATACCAATGTATAATCGATCACCACCATTACTACCATTATCTGTTAATCCAGAATATGCTAATTCACCATTACCTAATGTTGATGGATTGCCTGATGTTTCTGAACGTTTTATTCTAATAATGTTACTCATTTAAATTCCTTAATAATGACCGCCATCTAAATTTTGATTGCTGCCAAGCGATAATAACACATTTGTGTTATCTGTTAATTGACTAATATCAGTTGGTGCAAGTGAACTAATAACTCCATTATTAATAGTAATAGTATTTCCATCAATTTTGACACCACCTTTAATAGTAGTAGAGGCAGTTGGTAGTATATAAGTACCGCCGCCTGAACCACCAATGATAATTCCACCTGGAGTTTCTCCATCCGATATTCGTATAGTATTGGTATTACTATCGTACCAAAGACGATTGCGATCACCAATCCGAGTTTCCCCGTCATCATATCCGCGATAACTAGTAAAAAAATCTTGGGTAAAGGCCACGATTAATCCTCAAAAGGACCATCATCATCTGCCTGATCAAAGACAGATTGAATACCTGATGATTTTTTCATCAATTCGATCTTCTGTTGTAATGGTGGAACAAAAACTGGATTATCTTCTAATTCAGATGGGTCTTTTTTATTTTCTTTGTCGCCATCTAATGTATCAATTACATCAGCCAACGCTCTCATAAATTCTGCAGCTCTCATAGATGTATTTATCCTTAATAGATTTCACGCCATTGCATACTAACACCAACATTAGTTGATTGTGAGCCAAGATTAGTTGCAACTACTAGAAATATCTCGGAATCCGTACTGTCAAAGTTTTGCACAATATAATTCTTTTTTGCAGATGATGGGATGTTACTAGCCGGTGCGCCTCCTGCTTTTTGACTACCTTGGGTAGATGCACCAACAAATCCACTATCCATTTCTTGCCCATCTGTCCATGCGGTAGCAGTAGAATTATATTGAATACCTGAATCATTATGCACATCTACCCATGAATTACCTGTTAGAAATGCTTGTGCTGGTAATTTTATCAGTCTCCATTTAATATTAACACCATCACTGAATATATTCAAATTACCCATGCGAACAATCATTCTATTTGAATATGTATGAAATGTATTTTTTAATCTAATTGCCATAACTGGCGCAGTAATTCCAGCATTTATCACTTTTAATGTAGGTGTAGTAGCAGCCCAATCCTGTCCCGCTTCAACATAGCCACCTTCACTGAATACTGTTGAACATATTTGATCCATAGATCCACCCGTAGTTGTACCAATATTTCTTATTTCGCATCTAACGGGAAGATTTGGATTACTCATGTAAACAGTTGGTAAATTATTGCTATGTAAAAATTCATGAACATAAACTACACCACCATCATGTGCAAATCCAACCCTAACTCTACCAACGCCCAGCCACTGGAAATCAATCGCTACTAATTGTGTATTAAGTATGTTCAACCATGATACAGTATCTAAATTCCATTGTGATTGAGTTTTCCTGACTTCAATGGGAGCGCCAGAAACAAAACTTCTTATTACCCATGATAAAGTCCCATCGCCTGCTTGTTCGAAATAAATTCCATCGTTGTCATCAAAGTATCCAGTTCGTTTAACTACGTTCGGTGTAGCTGCTCCAAAATTTATACTACTAAAAATTACTTGAGATTTACCAGGCATATAATGATGATAAAATTTTGTTTGATGGATGATAAAACTAGATGGATTAGAAGTAGTGGTTAATGTACAACATGCTTTATTTTTTACAAATTCAATGGCACCACCATTTCCAGCATAATCAATAAAAGCGGGGTCGATACCATATAAGTGCTTATAATCACCTAAAGTAAAAGGTTCTGAAATTCTTTGTCTACCGAATGCATCTAGGGCACCAGTTGAAAATGAAATAGGGATAGGATTTCCACTATCATTTTTTATTTCAACTTCTGGTAAACTGCTAATTGAAACACTGCCATCCACTGTAATAGAACCACCATTATCACTAATTGCCCATGGGGTAGTACCTTGTTTAACAGTCCAATCACCATCTTGCTGAACTTTTCCTATAACTGCAGAACTCGTTTTTAATGTTACTTGCCCATTAGTACCGATTGATACTGGTGCAGAATGATTTTCATCCCATACATTCCCTAATGTATCGATTTGAATTCTAACCTTATCAACCAGAACATCGCCTTGTAATGATATTCCATCAACATGTGTGCGAACAACTGGTTCACCAGACTCATTATATTGCATAGCTTTATGCAGATTTTTTAAATTATTATCGTTTGGGTGAATATATGTCATCTTAAACCTCTGGACCTAATTCCCATGGATGTCCTGTAGCTGGACTAACTGTTCCTGGGCTATTATAAACATTATATGGTCTATAACCAATTTTAGTAATATCAACTGGATCAGTATTAATAAGTTTTCCTTGACGTTTTAATTCAGCCAATTCTAATTTTAAATCTCTACGTTCGGATTTTGGGATATGTGTTGAAATACCATTTTCTGCCATAATTTTTTTCCTTTTGTATATTTAGTTAAATATCGGTATGATTAACAAAGAACCATTCAATAAACTTATTAATGATTTAAAAGAAACTGGAAAGTATAGAGTTTTCAATGACATACTACGAGAACAAGGTAAATTTCCAAATGCAATCTGGTATGGGCCATATGCCATTAAAAATATTGTCAATTGGTGTAGTAATGATTATCTATCACTTGGACAGCATAAAGTAGTACTAGATGCAATGCGAACAGCATTAGATATGACAGGTGCTGGATCCGGTGGTACGAGAAATATATCAGGTACTACCCATTATCATGTTGCATTAGAACATGAATTGGCATCATTGCATAAAAAAGAGAGTGCATTATTATTTACTTCGGCTTATGTAGCGAATACGTCAAGTTTAATAGCATTGGCTAAAATTATCCCAAATATTGAATTTATAAGTGATAGCAAAAACCATAATAGTCTAATAATGGGTATTGTTCATAGTCGTGCATCTAAACAAATATTCAAGCATAATGATTTAGTAGAGTTGGAAAATTGTTTGAAGAAATCGGTTCAAAATGAAAATATTCCCTGTATTGTATTTGAAAGCATATACAGTATGGAAGGTGATATTAGTCCTATTAAAGAAATTTGTGATTTAGCTGACAAATATAATGCTATTACATACTGTGATGAAGTTCATGCAGTAGGAGTTAGAGGATTTACTGGTGCTGGTGAGTTAGAAGAAATGGATTTGCAAGATCGAGTTGATATTGTTAATGGTACGCTTGGCAAAGCATTTGGTGTACAAGGTGGTTATATCGCAGGGGATTCTATAGTAATTGATGCTATTCGAAGCATCGCGGATGGATTCATCTTTAGTACGTCATTGAGCCCAGTTATTGTCGCTGGCGCATTAGCTGCAGTTAAATATTCAAAAGCTCATAATGAATTAAGAGAAAAACACCAAGAACGTGCTAGTAAATTAAAAAAAATGATGAAGGAAGCTGGAATACCAGTGATGGATTCAGTTACACATATCGTACCTGTTTTGATTGGTGATGCTAAAAGAGCTAGAGAAATTAGTGATAGATTATTAAATGATTATAGTATTTACGTACAAGCAATTAATTCTCCAACAGTAGATGTTGGCACTGAACGATTGCGATTTGCACCAACTCCGTTTCATGATGATGGAATGATTGAAGATTTAATCGATGCATTAAAATCAATTTTGTAAATGTTTACGTACTTCTTAAACACTATAATATGTTTCTTTTGAACAGTTAATAAAACCATTGAGGTGATATCCCTAACAATTAGGGATATCGAGTATGACTGGTTAGCAGTCTTCTGCACCAGTGAATTCTGGGCGTTGCTTGATGATTTCATATAATGTTGCACGATCTGCACCAGCAACATATTCTTCACCAGTTATTTGAAATTTTCCGGCAGATAGTGGTTGTTTTTCATTATCTCTTGCTTCTTTGGATGCATATCCATAGATAGTGATTTCAGTGCCCTTTCCTTTGAAATCCTCTTGTACTGCGCCAATATTCCAATATTGAGCATATACTGGTGATTCTTCAGTACCGAATTCAGTATTAATATTAATTTGTAATGCCATTGTATTTTCCTATTTGTTGTTAATTATTCTTTCAATATTATTTATTTTAGATTTTAGAATTGCTATATCATTATTTTGTTTAGCATCATCATCTTTTGCATGAAGTACACTTCTAGCTAAAAACTGTAATAATGATTCATCCTCAGTATCTGTTTCTGGATAGTGTTTTTTCGCATCACTTTTTAACTGTGCTAGATAGTTTGATGTCTCTATTAATTCACTAATCTTCATACAGGATTCCTTCTAATCCACATCCAAATTTTGACAATACGTAATAAATGTAGTATAATATTTTCATAGTAATATTTATAAATAATGGTGTAGATCGCGGAATTGGCGTTCCCATCTACTTTAATACTGAAAAGGAGTATCAACATGGATATTTATTCCATTTATAAAATTACAAATACAATTAATGAGAAAATTTATATAGGTTTTACAAATAACTTTGAAAGAAGGATCGTAGAACATACTAGAAACTCAAGAAAACTAAATTCGCATTTATACTATGCTATTAAAAAGTATGGCATCGATAAATTTACCTTTGAAATAATATATCAATCGTTAGAAGGGGATTATTTAAAAAATGCAATGGAGACATATTTTATCAATTTATATGATAGTTACCATTCTGGATACAATATGACCCTCGGTGGGGATGGTACATTAGGAAGATTATGGACCGATAAGCAAAAACAAATGATTAGTATACGAAATAAAGGTCAACTATCAAATAATAAGGGAAAAACATATATTGAATTATATGGGGAAGAAAAAGCATTAGAAAAAATCAATAAATTAAAAAAGACATGGATTTATAAAGAATCATTAAAACCGATGAAGATTATTCACAAAACATCTAGGTTAGGGAGAAGTTATAATGAAATATTCGGTGAAGAAAAGGCTAAAGAAATATCTGAGAAAAAACGTATAAAAATGTTAGGTGATAAAAATCATAGATATGGAAAACCTGGTGCTTTTACGGGTAAGAAACATTCTCCGGAAACGATTGCATTGCGTAAAGGAAAGACCTTCGATGAAATATACGGGGTAGAACGAGCAAAAGAGCTCAAGGAAAAACTGAGTGAAGCTAACACTGGTGAAAATAACCCAATGTATGGAAAAGTAGGGGCCATGGCCGGTAGAACACATACCGAAGAATCTAAATTGAAAATGAGTTTGTCAAGAAAGGGCAAAAAACTAACACCACAGGAAATATTGATTTGTCCGTATTGTGGTAATGCCAGCAATGCATCGAACGCAAAACGCTGGCATTTTGATAATTGTAAATATAAACCTGGTTAGTTAGCGTTGCCTTTGCATGCAGCTCTTTTCGCTTCGGTTAATGCTTTATAATCAACAGGCCATAAATAATTTAATGGTAATTCAACCGCATTCGCTGGGTATGCAAATTGGACTCCTGATAATTGTTGGATTTGATCAATTGGCGCTCTAACTTTTGTCAAGTCATTTCCTTGATTTCCGACATGTGGTATTAGAAATCCAGCAACTTCATTAGTTGTTGTGTCAATTACTATTTTATAAAATGCATGAGGAACGACTATTTGGTTTAAACCAATAGTTTTATCACCTGGTCCATATAATGGACCAGAATAAATTACATATGGATGATTTCTCTGTGTTACCCATCCACGAATATTAGTTTCGGTCAATTTAATTATTCCTCTATTAGTTCCTGGTAATTGAGCCACCATATTAGTTAATAAGAAACTTTCTTTTTCTGTTTGATCGAACCTTGATTGATCTGCATTGGGTACTACGTGACCAATATCATAGCCGCTGCCTTTAAAATCGATTAGCTCTGCCCTACTACCTTTTGGTAAGCTTTGATCGGGGGCAAAGCCATTAGAACGTGGAACACATCCTAACGCATATTCAGGATATAATGTATAAGAAACCCAAACTGGTAATTTTGCAGTAGTATCGTTTAATGTAACATAACCAGCACGACATATTGCTACACCTTGTTTAGAAGTTTGTGGAAAGCCATACGGTGATTGTACTTGACATTTTTCAATTGGATATGGGGCAACTTGTTCCCAAGCATGCACCATTCCTGATGACATTAATAAGATTAATGCAAATAATTTTTTCATTTATAATACTCCGTTTTTATACTAATTTATCGGTTAATGGCCCAGATGGGTGTTGTTGCAACTGTGTTTTTAGTTGTTCATCCAATTCAGCAATTAATTTTGCAACATTTTTATATGGCTGATCGGTTAATGCTGCAAATATTAAATTTACTTGGTTTACATCAAGGGTTACTGTTACTAGTGTTTTATCCATTTTTAATCCTTTGTTTTAAATTTTTATTTATGGAGTTACACAAAATGATCAGAAATTTCTGGAGTTACCCATGGCATAGCTGTATCTATAACTGGATTAATCTTATCGATAATTTGCTTTAAAATTTGTTCATTAACATGTTCTTCGTAATGTCCAACGACGGTGGATTTAATCCAATCTAGTACATTTTCTTCAGTTAATCCTGAAAATGGAATAAAAGGACCTGAGTTATCAGTAGAATCTGCGGTAAATGGAGTAGCACCATTAAAGATGCCTTCATTACCATTTTCATCAGTGCCAATTTTTTTCCAATAGGCTTGTACTACTACATTTGCAGTAGATCCAATTGTAGTAGTTTTTAAACTGGTTACTTCCCATGTATATGTAATTGTCATAATTTATCCTTTTAATTTCAATTGTTCAATATCTTTATCTAATTTATCGATATGCAGTTGTTGTTCTTTAATTGCTTCTATTAATACAGTGCAATCAGTCAAGTCAATTGGTGTGTTTTTGATTTTTCCACGAGAACGTAAATGTCCAAGTATCGCCTCGTTTTACGGGTGGTAAAATATTATTTCTCATTAGGACTACCTTATTTTTGTAATTCTAATATTTATCTTTTTACATTATTTGAACCAGCCTATTTTCTTACCAGATGATTCTCTTTCATAATATTCATTAAGACTTCCAGGAAATCTCCAAGCCCATATTGAGACTAATATCATAAAACCACCAGAATATGCGATTGTGGTAGAATTGTGTGTAGTAAACCATAAAATAACTAATGAACTAGACATGACAGCTAACATCATGTATTTCATTTTTGTTGGAAACACTTTATTATTGACCCAATTACTTAAAAACGGACCAAAAAATTTGTGATTATATAACCATTTATGCATAGCTGGACTACTTTTGCTAAAACATATAGCAGAACCGACAATAAATGGACTGAATGGCAATCCTGGGGTTATAATACCGAGATACCCAATACCTAGTAATATGAATCCAGATATTTTCCATAACCAATTTTTCATTATATATCCTTATGATAATATGCTTTGTGAAAATTCTTCTGCAGCTTTTTCTAATGCTTTATTCCATTGTACTTTGGTGTCATGATTAAACACTAAATCTGTGTCGCTATTGGTAAAACACCAACTAGTGTTCTTATCTTCTGGTTCAATGCCATTAATTTCTTTATGTAGTTTACCAGGTGGCCATCCACAAATTCCAAAAAATAACCTCCACTTTTTTGGTAAGTCATTATTAGAAAATCGTCGCATGATTTCTTTTGATGAGCTTAATGAGAAGTTTTCATTAAGCCGAAGTGTATTATCGCAACTCCATTCATTAGAATGAATTAAACTAATACTATTCGGATTGACTGGACCACCTATATAGACATATCCTGGTATATCAAAATCTAAATCAAGTTGATCACCTAATTCATTTATAGTATAGTTACTTCGTTTATTAAGAACTATACCAATACTTCCTTGATTATGATGTTCAACAATCATTGCGACTGTTTTATACCAGAAATTGCCTTTTACTGATGGCGGGGATATAATTAAATTACCTATTAAATTCATAAAGTTATTTAACTATACAAACCTTGATACAGATTTTTTTACATCTCCCACAGTGATTGTTCCATCTTTATTTCTATCTAATCCTGCATTTTGGTTATAAACTTTGTTTCCGCGTGAACTGATTACATAATTATCAGGTTGTCCTGCAGCGGCTGGATAAAATGTTGCCACATACATATCACCGGCATCGGACCCAGGTTTAAGTTTAACACTTTTGTAATATAAGTAAACATAATCTAGTTGTTCAACAGCTGACATTTTAGCTAATGCATCGGTAGTAGTTCCAAGTCTTCTAGCAGTATCTGGCATGAATTGAATAAGGCCAGTTGCGTTAGATGTTGAATTAACTCTTGATGGATCAACACCTGATTCTTGCTTCATAATAGCAAGCAAATCATTAGCTCTAACACCTAACTTATTTGCAACCTTTTCTAATTTTCTGTTAAAATCTGGGTCTTGAATAGTTGCTATATCAGCAGTCGATGATCCAGCACCAGCCGAATCGGTAGAAGTAGTACCAGTAATATTATCTAATGCACCGAGTGGATTAGATAACATACTAATAATATTACCTGCAGATGATATCGCGCTACCCGCATCAAATTCTGTTAATTTTGAAAATTCACGAAATCGCATTAGTTACCTTTCCATTTGGGCAAAGGGCCTCCGTAGTCAGCCGAACGCACATATTTACCATCAATTGATTGAACTTTCTTACCAATTCTAAATTTTCGTTTTGTATTTCTTTTACGTAAGCCCTGTGCTTGACATGATGATAATTGGCTTGCACCTAATTCACCATCAGTTTTTTTAGAAAGACACAGCTTTTTAGGAGCCTTTCCAGCTTCATCAATTTCGAATTCTTCATCCACACTATATTGCGTTTCTGGTTTGTGACCACGTGGACCAACTTGGTCTTCGCGAGATCCAGGTCGTGCAGGGCGTTTTTTTCCTACTCCAAAATTATCTTCATTTAAAAATTCACTTGCTCTCATGTTACTTCCTCTGTCAAGTATTTATCACAATCCACGATCAATCCATTCGTAAACTGATAACCATTTGCGTTTTCCGATAGTTGATTTCAATAAGGTTAAGTCGGCTTTTGTATTATATTGTTCAGTTGGTTTTGGTGAGGCAAATTCAATTTGTACCCCTTCTTGAATTGCAATTTCTTCCGCTAAATCTAAATAACTGTGTGATAGTCCAGAGCCAACATTCCAGATGCCTGAACCATTGATAGTTTTAATGAAATCAATATGTAATTTGCATACGTCTCCGACCCAAACCCAATCACGTTTGATGCGATCAGCATTTGCCCAAATAGTGATCTTTCCTTCATTTTTGGCCTCTTCTCGCCACTTACATAAGATATCAGCTCGTTCTCCTTTGGTATGCATATATTTTCCATACACGTTGAAGTATCGAAATCCTTGAACATAGATGTTATGCTCTTGCTGCAATACCCATCTATCAAATAAGTATTTCGACCACGCATATGGTGTTTCTGGATGACAAGGAGCAAATTCCGAAAAATTCTTATTATTTCCATAAACAGCGCTGGAACTGGCATATTGCATATGCACTTTATTCTTATTGCATTCAGTAAAAAGCCATTGACTGAACTCATAGTTCTTATGTATAATCGTATCAACGTCAGCATCACTGGTATCTGTAACAGCACCCAGATGTATGACCCATTTATATTTTTTTACATCAGGTAAATTATTAGGATCCCATTCCCATGTCTCGATTTCCCAGAATTCTTCTTGGGATAGCCATTCGAGCATATTACGTCCAACAAATCCGTTGGCACCGGTGACTAGTATTCTCATTTGTATGCCTCTGTAATTATTTATTGACATCCACCATAAGAAGGAGTATAATTCATACATGAATATAGCGATATCAAAGTTAGACAAGCGATACACCGGTCATCAATACTTCAAATACAGCATGGTTTTCAGATGGCAACCTTCTTGGCAACAAGGTGATCGAACAGCAAAATTCTGTGAAATGCGTCAATGGTGTTGGGAAACATTTGGTCCTAGTTGCTCATTAAATGAATTCATGGAGTTAATGATTCATAACAAGCCAATAGTCAATGAAAGATGGTGTTGGACTAGTCCATATGAGGGAACTCCTGCTAGAATACTTATAAAAAGTGAAGAAGATAAGAACTGGTTTGCATTACGGTGGGGCTGATGAAAAAACAATATAAGATAAGTACTGAATTTTTTTCAGCAAACGTGCATCCATATGCAGTTTATTTAGGGGATGGTTTTTATGACGAATATCCTGAAATAATTGAATGGGCATCACAACAATTTGGTGGTGATGGTTGGTGTGAGACCCAAAATGAGAGATGGTCATATACATTTTCATATATATGGTTCGCAAATGAGATTGATAGGAATTGGTTTTTATTAAAATGGAGTTAACATGAGAATTAAAAAAATGCCGTTTGAGCACAATAGTTTTATATTGAGCAAAGATAATGGCAATAAAGGATTAGACACGAGAGAATGGAATGAAGTAGCAGAGTGGCTCACTGAACGAAAAATGAAGTTTAATATGCAAGGTGGCATTCTCACATTGTATAGAGAGATGGATTGCACTTTGTTCACATTAAGATGGATATCAGAATAATTATTAAAATCCAAGGAGTGGATTATGAAAGAGTTATCAAAACAATCAATTTTGTCAATGATACGCAGAGTACAACCAGAATTGATTGCACAAAATATCGTGGGGGTTCAACCAATGACAAGCCAAGCTGGTCAGATATTTTCATTGAGAACGCGATATGATACAAGACCATTGCGTCAAGGCGATGATTATACTGATTACCAAGATTATGTATATTGGGTTAGTCCAAGTAGTAAGATCCATGTTCAAGACTGCGTTAAATGGTGTGAAGAAGTATTCGGAGAAATTCTAGGTGATCGGTGGAAATTAGTACCTGATGATCGATTTATTTTCCGAAATGCAGCTGACAGAAATTGGTTTATTATAAGATGGGGTGCTTGATGAAAAAATTATCGCTTACTAGGGATGTCGCTGTTCGTAAAGCCAGTAAATATTCGGTTGCACATTCGCCGATGGTTGAATTTACTGGCAATCTTGATCAGGTATTCTCTAAACAAATGGAACTAGTTTATAAGCATTTTGAACAAGAAAATAAATGTAAGATTAAGCCGTCATACGATGAGCCAAAATATGCAGAATTTGAGGACGATGCAAATTATACCTGGTTTTTACTGAGATGGTCATGAATAAAATAGCAGAAAAAACACTTAAAGAATTAGCTGATGACACTAAACAGTATGCAAAAGAGTTAGAAAAACAGCGAACCTTTAGAAATCGAATGATTGTGGTATTACGAGAAATACGGGATGATTATGCAAATAGTAACAGTAACTGGAGTATCACTTCGTTACTATCACATATTAAAGACACCTATGGGTTGAACATACCAATGCGTGAAGGTCAAGTTGATGTAGATGCGGCAGTAATAGTAAACGAACACAAATATTTTTTGTTCAAAATAAAATATGGAATATGAAAACAGTAGATTTAAATCAGTTTGATCGACCAATGGAAATTTTCACTTGGATGTGTACTCATTGGGGTCCACCTGGATTAAATGATCGATGGGATTTACGAGAATTAACATATCTTGACTTAACTAATGAGTCAGATTTAACTTTTTTATTATTAAAATGGAATCTTAAAAAACATGATACATGGAATACAAAGTAATAGCTCACATATATTGTGTCATTCAAATGGCAGTTCTTCAATAACATCCGGTTCATTACGAATACAAGATGGTCATTTAGAAGCATATACTGGTTATAGTTGGACACCAATAGCATCTGAGAATGGGATAGTTGGGTTAACGTCAAACGCTGAACAGGCGTTAGATTGGGCATGTAAAAAAATGATTGAAGAAAAAGAAGAACAAATTTTAATCGAAAAATATCCAGCATTAGCTAGTGCCAAAGGTCAATATGATATGATTAAGCAACTATGCAAAGCTGAAGAAGTGCTTGAAAAAAATAATGGGTGATAAATGGGATTTATAATTTTAGTACTGTTACAATTTAAACATTGGTACATTGATTTTGTTAATCAAACGAATATTGAAGTTATTAGCAAAGGACATTATGGTGAGTTACCTGGTATAATGCATAGTTTAAAACATGGCTTTGCCACTGGTCTGATTATTCTATTGATCAACCCATATCTTGCTGCATATATTGGTTTGTTGGATTTTATTCTTCATTATCATATTGATTGGACTAAACGAAACTTTGGTAATCAAGATATCCAGAATCCTAAATTTTGGCGAGATCTTGGACTTGATCAGATGGCGCATCAATTGTGTTATATTGGATATATAGGAATGGTTTTATGAGACGTTCAGTAGATATCAAACAACATGATTCTTGGACCAAAATTACCATCAATAGATCAGTTCCTGTTGGAGTATACGATGACATGATTACATGGTGTCGTGAGCAAAATAGTGATTCATTTTTTTATGCTAATCAAGGCAAACCGGTGATCGATCCTAACACTTTTGAAATTAAATTTTTGCGACATGAATTCTGGTTTGAAAGACCAGAAATGGCAAATTGGTTTAATTTACGTTGGAGTCATTCATGATCAAATTTAATTTACAAATAAAAAATCCTTTTTTCAAAAATAGTAATTTTGAGAATTTATGGTTCAAAAGCGGATCATTTAATCCACACAAGCATTGGGAATTACAACTGATGCATTATGATTGGAACTTGTTTGAACTTAACCTGGTCATTAGTTGGTTAGGTGAAGATCACGCAGGTCCAAAGTTAGAGATTGGTATTTTAGGATATCAATTTGCAATATCAGTCTATGATAGTAGACATTGGGATTATTTAAATAATACATGGGAAGTATATGACAACAGAGAAGAAAACGAGAACACCTAAACCACTAATTGAACACCGAGACATTTTGGGACGTTTGTTAAAGATTGGTGATGTTGTAGCAGTCAGTTTACACAATAATATGAAGATAGCAAGAGTCACCAAATTGAATCCCAAAATGGTTAAGGTACAATTGTTGAATGTGAAAACTAGTACATGGTATACTGGCTCTCACAATAAGTACCCTGAAGATTTAGTGATAGTTGATGGGCCATATGTTACAATGTACATTTTAAAAACCAGTGCGTAGAAAAATAACAAATTTAGATGATGTCCACTCATACGAGGCTAATCAACTTGTGGAGTGGCTAATTAAAAATGTAGGTCCAGAAGTATTGCAATTGTCCAATACATGGTATCGTGCAGGATATAATTGGGAATTATATTTAAAATCTGTATTTGACGATGATACTGGGTATGTGATTAAAGAAAATATATATGTGAAATTTGATGCCAGAATAGTTAAAAGAGCGCAAATGACATGGTTTAAATTAAGGTGGATGGCATGAAACCTATATCAATTACAAAAGAACAATGGAAAAAGTTGTTGTTAGAATTACACAACGATTATCCTCCAAGTGTGCTAGCACTCAGAGAAAAAACAAAACGTGTACTTGGGTTTACTCCGCGTGAACATACCGAATGGGTTGATAATCCTAAATATGCAGCGGAATATAAGAGTTACCTGGAAGCTGAACAGTCTTCATTCAGTTCATTATTTCTGTATGAACCTCAAAGAAAAGAGGCAAAAAAGATGATCAAATTAGATTTTTACGATGAAGCTAAACGCACGTTTTTCTTGATTAAATACAGCGAGTTTTTAAAATGAGAGATTTAATACTAGAACGGATTGCTAACCACTGGGATGAATCCTTGGAAGAAATATTTGACATACGGGTTACTGATGTGTATAATTTATCAGATGAAGAATTATTCAACCTTTACAACACAATCTTTGAATTAGGAATATAATATGAAAATGGTACAGTGCGGCTTATTCAAACTTCCAGGTTTATCTTTTGATAAAGAGGAAATGACAGACGAATTACGTGACGAAATGATTGAATGGTCGGTTAGTTCAAAATGTGGTATTTTTATGACTGATCGTCTTTGGAGTTTTAAAAACGAAGGACATCGTGATTTCTTTATTTTGAGATGGACTGATCAGATTAATAAAAAAGCTTGATGAAATACACAATTCTATGTTCATGTCTATGTGATGACGGGTATGTTTGGTACGCCATTCATACCCTTGATTCAGATATATGGCGGTGGATACGCAATCAATCTTCAGAAAAATGGGTTGATACTGCTGGTATATCATCATTTGACATCCGAGAAGATTTATTTACGATATTTGCGATACGATGGTCAGCTTAAATTGAGATTTTATGAAAAAGAGTATTAAATTAAACACGTCGCAATATGAGCGATTGATATCTCTACGGGATCATGAAAAGCCGTCATTGACAATGACTGCCTATGTTAAAGAACGGTTTACTTGGTTTATGTTACACGTGTGATAATATGATTACTAAAGCGATATATGAACTGCCAGATAAAGCAAGACATTCAATTCAAGAATTTTATTACGCCAATGCTGATCTCCTCACTCACGAATATATGGAATTGTTTCACAAAACATTTAGATGCACTACTGAGGAAATTTCATTTGGTGAATGGACATTGACGTTCAAAGATGAGGATTACACCTGGTTTATTTTAAAATGGGGATCTCATGGTTAGACTTAAATTGAATAATCATACTATATGGCCTATTTTGAATCGATATTTCATAGAACACAAAGGATTATCCGATGGTAAGTTCATTGATCAGTTTGAAACTACTTACAGATGTACTGTCATTGAAATTGATGGGTTTTACGAAATCGAATTTACGGATGAAAATTATACATGGTTTGTATTGAAATGGGGATACCATGACCAATAAAATAATCAGACCAATTGTTGCTAGTAATAAGAAATTCAATATGTATGAGATTGAAACCGATAAGAATAATAACAAATGGTACTATTTACGCATATATTCAGCAGAAATACGTAGATGGGTTAAAACTTGTAATGTGTCATTATGGAAGAGGACCGAATGCATGACTATTGTTGATTATGCTATTAAAGAAGAACTATACACAATGTTTGTGTTGAAATGGGAAGCATAATGCATACCCATTATACCCTTTTACAAAAATCAAAGAATTTTACACTTTTGCATTGTTGTGTTAAAAATAAAGAGTATTGGGCGGTTTCATTAACACCAACTGCAAAGGTTTGGTTATCTGAAAAAGAAATAGCAGATATTAAAGAGTTTTTTATATGTAATTCGTTAGTTAATTCATTGGGTCCAATGTCATGGAAGGTAGAATCGGAAGAATCAGCTCGGGCAATGTATAATTGGGTTAATATAAAATGGTCTGGATATGATGAAAATTGAAACACAGCAACTTATAGAGTACCATGGATTACGAATTCGCAATTCACCCGGTGAAAAGTATGATTGGTGCGCCAAGAACTTTGGAAATCTTGGTACTAGATGGTTCATTAAAAATAATTATATCTATTTCAAAAATGAAGCAGATTTTTCATGGTATGTATTAATGTGGGGGGATAAATGAATGAAATAATGTGTGTACATGAGTTTATAATATCCAATCTTTCATACATGTACCCAGCCACTATGAACGGTCCAGATTATGACCCATATAACGAAATACTCGACAAATTCTATGAATCAGAAATTGGGCGATGGGTGAAACGACGAAGTAAATCAATTAGGGTTTTAGGAGTCGCCGATTATGCATTTGATTGCAACAGATACCAAGTAATGGCAGAATTATCGGAAACTGACAAAACTTGGTTTTTATTGAAATGGGGAAAGTAATGGGGATTATATGTTCACAGTAGTAGATAAGCATTATAACAGCTTAATGAATGATTATTGGTATCGTATAGACGTCCAGGATCATAAATTGATACACTGGATAGTAAAACAACCACAAAGACTATGGTATCATATTGAACATTCTAATCACGGGGTTTCATATACTATCAATGAAGAATTATATACCGTACTTCAACTTACATGGGGAGACCAATGAAACAACACAAATTAGTTTTACAAAGCCATTTAAACCATTACGGGTTTCTTTTTGGCGGCGAGATGTTAAAGTGGATCGATACCGTTGGATATGTTGCAGTCAATGTTGAATTTCCAGGACACGAATTTGTCACAGTTGGATTGAACCAGGTTGTATTTCATAAAAGTATGCCAGCGGGTTCTATCCTTGAATTTGACACAAAGTTGATAAAAAAAGGCACGACATCAGCGACTTTCAACATTGATGTATTCTGTTTAAACAGAAATAATGAATTAGTATTCACAACAGAAATCACATTTGTAGCAATTGATAAAGACGGTAATAAAACACCAATCAAGGACACACCATGACATTTATTCAAAAACATTTACATCACGGTTTTCTAATGCAAGCTTTTGGCTTCAAATCAGCAGCTGGTTATCCAGTTCTTATCGATTATGAAAAATGCACCGATGACAAGATTGTTGGGTATGTGTGCTTTGACTGTTATAATATGCCTTTAGAATGGGATATTAACGGTAGACCATTAAAATTACCATTACATCAAGGTCTGGGATTAGTACCAATCCGAAAAGTCGAAAGTTATGAAGTAATCCCAATTGAAGAACGAGTATAACGATTGAATTCCTCCTACCAATAAATAATGATAGGAGGAATATCATGACCGAAGATGAATTCAAAACCAAATACCCAGATCATGTCCATTGCATTTGTGTTGAACGAACCGAAGATGATTTAAAGTGGGTGGTTAAATTAGCTACTATTTTAAGACATATTGGGTGTAGAGTATTCAGGGAATATGCAATACAGAATAATCCTAAATCTTCAATTCCCATTTTATCAATCGAGCCGTAATACCCTGTCTTTTAAGGCGGGGATGAAAGGCGAATTATATACCCAAAATTTAATCATGTCAAGCAATTACCACTAAATAACTAATGCAAAACCTGAAATATAAATATCGATTGTACCCATCACAGGAACAGATCCAATTATTAAACCAAGTAGTTGGTAACAATCGCTATGTCTGGAATCATTTCTTAAATCAAGAAATGCAACAATACCAGATCGATAACAAGTTCAGGTTTTTCAATAAAAACAGTGCAGATTTAACCAGTTTGAAAAAAGCTACTGAATGGTTGCAATCTTCACCATCAACGAGCTTACAACAAACTATCCGCTATCTTGATGTGGCATTGAAAGCTAGTTTTAAAAAGAATTCTAAAGCTACTAAAGGATTTCCAAAGTTTAAAAAGAAACGAAACTTTTCCGGATCATTTACTCTAGCTATGGTCAATTCTGATAGAAACTGTGATTTCAATTCAGGTAAATTTAAAATACCTAATATCGGATGGATTAAATGCCGTTATCATAGGGCATTACCTAGTGATTTCAAGACATGTCAAATAAAACAAGAAGCCCATAATTGGTTTGTTGTAGTTACATGTACAAAACCAAAATTACCTACGAGAACTACTACTACTAATTCAGTTGGTATTGACATCAATTCATCTGAATACGTGTTAAGTAATGGCATTCGTTACCTAATTCCTAAATTTCTTCGTGAAAACCAAGCGAAAATTAAGAAATTACAACGAAAGCTATCTCGTAAGAAAAAAGGCAGTCATAATTACTTGAAAGCTCAGTTGAAGTTAGCTAAAATTAATTATCGTGTTAAACTAAAACGATTAGATTACTTTCATAAACTTTCTCGTCAGCTTGTCGATGATTATGATGTCATTTCATTAGAAGATTTAAATGTCAAATCAATACAACAATGGAATGGTCATATAATCAAAGATAACGGATTTGCTATGCTTCGACAGTTTATTGAATATAAGTCTGAATTATACGGTGGTAAAACGGTAATAATTGACCGTTATTACCCGTCTAGTAAGACTTGTTCAAACTGTGGTAGTATACAAGACATCGAGTTATCAAGTAGAACATATGACTGCAAGTCATGTGGAGAAGTAATAGATCGCGACTTAAATGCCGCGATTAATATTGATAGGGCAGGAACTGCCCGACTTAATGCCTGTGGAGATCCCCGGTATGATCAATTAGTAATGATTGGTCAATTACTAGGTATCAATGAATCAGGAAGCCTCGTCCTTTAGGGCGAGTTAGTTCACAGAACAAGATCACGCGAACAAGTTTAACGAACTAGTGGAGTATGTGAAAAATGAAAAAAATACGCGATAACATTGTAACCATACATTTTACATTCGCAAAAGAAATCATGATCTTTATCAGGGAATTACGTGATATCGGATTAATTCAAGGCATTGATTTTGATTTTGAAATAAAATCCTATCCACAAAGAGCATGTTTTTATTTTAAACGCCCTGAACATGCAACTTTCTACCGACTCAAATTGTCATAATTGACATTCTTAATTCAATTTGATATAATGAATTTTTATCATTTTGGAGTTAAGAATGTCAATCACCTTTTATACCAAACAAGGCAGAAGATACAAGCCAGTCAGCGAGTATGATGATAAACTACTGAGTTCATACCCAGATGGAGCACATTTGGTTGTTTGCAAGCCTGGTTCTACTAGTACAAAATACAATGTTGACCCAGCTTTTGCACCAATGATTGCAGCTGGCAGATATGCTATCGATAAATTAGCCACCGCTATTGTAGAAGGCACTATTGCTAGACCATCTATAACATTAAACACTGAGCAACAAGCTGCATGGGATGCTTTTGTCGCAACCATGAAAAAAGAAGATATTTCAATGATATCTTACCCGAGTGCAGCCCAAGCAGCAGAGACCATCATGAAAGATCTAGAACAACAAACTGCTCAACTGTTAGAGAACCCAGCTGTGAAAATCAGCTACGACAACTTTCAACTTTTATCAAAACTTACATTGGAGAAACAAAAATGATGATACTTGCAGTTATTATTGCATTCGTAATTGGGTTACTTATTGGTGGATATATCTTTTTCTGGTTAACTGTGACAGCTTATTCAATGAATAAACAAGATGTTATTGATGCTTTAGATAAATCGATCAGTATAGATGATGATGAAAACCCAATCAGTGCAAAACCCACCGCAAATGCAATTGAAATCTTAATTGAGCAGCATGGTGCAAAATTTATTGGATGGGCAGCTGAATCGGATATGTTTGTTTCTCAGGGTAATACAATTGAAGAAGTTTTAAAATATGCAAGCGAACGATTTCCTGGTACTGAATTTACATATCGATTAGCTGAATCTAAAAAATAATGCAAGTTCATACAGAAGAATATGTTTATCAGGCTTTACTCTATCATGATGATAGAATAAAGCTTTATGATAGATATGGTGAAGACGAGGTGTTCCAAGATATGTTTGAATGGTGTGATACAACGTTTGGTGAACTAATGTGGTACAATTCGTATGCAGAGATTGATGATTGTGATATTTTCGCCTTCAGAAAAGCAGAGCACAGGAATTGGTTTGTAATCAAGTGGTCATGACTAAAATTAAAATATCCAAACGTAATTATGTTGAAGTCTATCAATGGATGACTAAAAAATTCGGTTATCACAATGACGGTGCAAACTGGATGATTGTTACCTATGCAAAATTAAGTCCAGAAACAGACGAAACTTATCTTGAAATTTACCAAGGTGATCCAGTAAAAATAACATTAGCCATCATCAGATGGAGTTGAAAAATGAAAGTAATTAAATTAGACAAACGATATACAATGTCCAACTTTGGATTCACGCATGCTATCCAATTCGATGACTATAAATCTGCTGTTGGAAAAATAGCAAGATTTTTGTCATCCAAATATGGCCCTGAGCCATATACTCATCTACAAAAAATACATCATCCATGGACTTGTGACAGCAAGTATATAAACAAAAAGCTCCGATGTCGGATCTTTGTTAAAAATGAAACAGTTATCACACTAGCTTTACTGAGTGTAGATCTTACCAATCCGTAATTTACAAAACCCTCTTCGGAGGGTTTTTCTTTGACTAAATATTATAAACGGAGGATATATCCATGGGACAGTTTTTAATATATTCAATCATATTCGCATGTGGTTGGTTAGCTAATCATTATATGTTTAAGTACCATATGATCGAGCATCCAGAAAAAATGCAAGATATGATTGAAGAACTCAAAGAAATAAAAAAGATCAATGATCAAAACAAATTTAATGCCAAAGAACCCGATGTAATTGTCAGGGTTGAATATCATGGAACATTGACCTATTTATTTAATACTGAATCTGGGCAATTCCTTGGGCAAGGGTTAACTATCGAAGAAGCATTGGAGAAGGCTATTGTTAGATTCCCTGATACCAAATTTTTTGTGGAATGATAGATAGAAAAAAGCCCACATATGTGGGCTTTTTTCTTAATGGCGGTTTGGATAGATCACTTTGAATTCTTTACCAACTTTCTTTGCAAAATCATGGGTGTACCATGTTCCACCGGTTGGCTGAGGTGAATCCTCCCATGGGATGACCAACAGTATATCAGCTTCGTGAACAATATGGCGATTTCTTTCAAAATATGAGAATGGTTCACGTACTTCATCTGACTCATGAAATGCTCGTAGTGATGCAATCACGGGTGGATGACACACTGTTTTCAACCCGAGATCGGCAGCAATCTCTGCAACTTCAACATCAACTCCAACACAATCACCATGATGTAATTCTGCAGTTGGGTGATTGGCGAGAAAGTCAACCACGGCCATTTTTTGTTCAATGTTCATACCAGAACGAGTACCGGTTATGCCTATTTTCATTTATTTCCCTCTTCACAATATGATCTAACTTCAATATCTGGATTAATTTGTTTTATTTCGGATGCCAATCTTCTACCCAATGCCAGACATTGTGTTTCCGATTTCAACCCTGGTATTGGTCGTAATTCCACCTGATGATGAAATTGTGCCTTTAAAGAGGTCAGCAGGATTAGAATGTACATATTACCAGTCCTGTACCCCAGTAATTTCAACTGTGAGATTACACACAGTTTCATTAACGTAATATTCAAATGAAATGGTCAATATATTACCGATTGGTCCTGGTATGTTGTTGATTACGAACGTAGAAACTTCAGGGAAGTTTTCCAAGGTTTTTTGTATTTTGTTTAATTCATTAGTTGATAGTTGCATTATTAAGCCTTTTTATAAGTTTTGACGCTAATTCTGGATTGGTTTGTTGAAGAACAGCTAGATATCTACGGGTTGTAGTACTACCATCCGAATATTCAATTCGGACCATTAACCTAGATATCCTTTTTCCTACTGGGCTGCAGAAGCCGGTTATTTTAGTTTTACCATTATCAATATAACTGTTAACTGGTATTAAGCAATATGGATCTTCATCATGATCCCAGCTGTTTTGTTTCATTTGGTTTCTCCACCATTATAGGTAAATTAATAATTCTGCGTAATGTATCATGAACTTCTGGTATACTGAGATATCCAAGAACATCGCCATTACTAACTGGATTATCATAGTCTATTATATACTCGTCCTCACATGATGGAAAGTGTACAACAGCAACTTCATATAATCCTTGATCTCCACCATAAGTATATGGACCTTGTATTATCGATGCACCATAGTTATTTGGAAATCTCATGAGAATTTGACGTGAATCTCGAATATTTCTTGTGCCAACCACATATTCTGGTATTATTACTTCCATGTTTCCCCCAATAGAAAAAGGCCACCGAAGTGGCCTTGTTGTGTTATTTCATCATCAGAGCGGTGAAATTGGAAGGGACAACAATTGTTTGCACCTTGCCTTCTTTGATACCTTCTGAAATATTCATCATTGCCATTGCTCGCATATATTCAATAGCCCCAGAATTGCTATTTAATACTGAGATACGTTCGGCTTCTTGTTTAGCAGTTTGTACTTCAATCTCTTTTTGTTTATAAGAGTTTTTAGCACGAACCAACTCATTTGCAGATTGTACAATTGAATCAGCTGGAACGATACTTTTGACCATGACCTGGCTAATGGTCAAATCAGTTGCTAAATGTTCTTCTTCGAGAGATTTAACAATCAGTTCTTTTACTTCCTGCTCGATTGCTGGTCGTGCATCATTCATTTCCAACGCCTCGTATTTCCGAGCAGATTTGTATACCGCATTTCTTGCTACATTGACAATGTAGTTATACATTAAGTAACTATCACTGCCGTCATATGCATGGAATGCTGAGTTTTTAGTGGTGTACAATTCTGCACCTGAATTAGGATTCACATTGTAAATTACAACCAAATCAAAATCTTTCATGGTTGAATTGTCTTTTGCAACCGGTGATAAATCTTCGATTTTCACAGCAACATCTTTAACTGGTACTGTTAAAACATCACCAATAATAACTTGATTCCATGAACCGGGTTGTAGTTCAGTTGGTACGATTTGTTTGTTGATATCTCTACGGATACCGATGTGACCAGATTCTACACGAACGCAACCAGATAAAGTGGCTGCGACTAATGCTAAAGCTGTCAATTTTAGTGTGTATTTCATGTTTACCTCAAAATAAAATTACAAATATGGTTAATGTGATAACCGTCAAGAGAGAGCATATAATACTGTATACAACAGTCTTTGTCAAGCTTAATTTTTCTTGTTCATTTAACAAACGTAAAAAATCAATCCCCACATGAAAAAAACCATATAATACTACAAAAGCTATAATTAGTCTAATCATTGTTTACTCACTGTCTACAATATTACTGATGATATTAATCAGTTCATCTGTCTTTGATGATAGATCTATGAAATTCATGTCCTCATATGCATTGAATGCATCAAGCCCACGACTGTTTGATTCATCAATAAATGATTGGCGGAACTCATGATTAATCCAAATGTAAGATTTATCCTTCACATAGTCATGAAAATCTACCTGATACACAGTTCTATCAACTGTATCAAATATGATGTTTAATTCGTATTGTCGGTCATCCCATCTGGTCAATATATATGCTGAACTGCCATAACATTGCCAATTGTAGTCAGTACCTTCTGTGATTTTATATTTGATTAAATCCAGATAAGAGTCAAGTGTTATTACTGCCATATTATTACTCATATTTCCATGGTTTCAATACCACTTGAAAAAAGTGGGTTGGATGCCAAATATCCGTGATGAATGAATACCGTCTAGCGGTTGATTCGCGCAACGATTTATCTTCAATCAGTTCAATTTGGCTTTTAAAATTTAACAAATCAAATCCAAATGGATCGATTTGGACATCTGGGAATGGATATGATTGGATCACTTTCTTGCTATCAAGTGTACCGGGCACTCGCTCAATCACTTCTATCCAATAAATATGTCTCATTCATATTCCCCGTGTTTTTTAACACCATACTCATCATCCATGAGTTTGGTTTTATAATAGTCTGCCCATTCGGTTATTTCATCAACCACCCATCTTTCAGCATCTTCTTGACTATCGAAAGATTTATTAGTTGCTGATTCCCAACCACTGGTTAGTATCCAGTAAAAGTAAGAAGTTTTCACTTCTACTCTGTACGTGATTTTACCATAGGTCATGCGTGATATTATTCGATATTTTCGTTTCATTCTATCACCTTATGTACTTTCGTACCATAATTAGAAATTTCTTTTTCTATAATCATGGCTTCAGTATCTTTTGCAAGTAACTGTTTTAAATATGATTCAGCGTCTTCTAATGAGTCCAACCATGATTTCACCCTAATCCATTCACCAAACAATATGAAGTGTTTTTCATAGCGATCTATGGAAAATCTTATACGCATACGTTCATCCATGTCAGATGTTATTCTATATTTTGTTGACATAATTCCTCATCTATAGTTTTTCAGATGTTACTTTGAAGCCCATTCACGGACTTCATCAAAAGATTGACGATATTTTCTATGGCCATTTTCAAACCATAACTTCCAACCAGCACCTGGATACATAAAACCGTACTCGTTGCCTTCGTGTATAGCATCGTATACTTCCAAGTTACCATTGGCATCTTCACGACATCTAACTAATCCTGATAATGATTTTTTACCAAGATCGGTTTTTGGTTCTTTTAATTTACGAGTCCAACGCAGCCCATCAAATGTTGCAATACTTTTCATACTGAAACTGAAATCGTCTCTTGAAGTACCATTTGATAATCCAGCGCCCATACCAATAGCAAAGTTATCAATACTGAAACCAGCATCAACCCATCCTTTAATTACACTTTCGTAAGTATTCCATTTAATACCATCGCCTTGTAATACTGCGGTATAGCAAGGGATAACTTTGTAGCCTTTTTCATTGACTTCTACACCAAATGCATATTCAATGTCATTGCCGACCATACCTGGCTCTACTGTAATATCACCAGAATCAGGACGAAACACAAATGTACCACCGCTATTGATAACACGTTCTTTTAATTCAGGACCACCAACATAATCTCTAACAAATCTACGACTATCGTATGTGTCAATAACTGCACTAATCATTGGAATACCAATTCCACGGGTTTTAGTGCGTTCAACTGCTTGTTCCAGTAATTCAACTGCCATTACTGCTGCACCGTAATCATCTTTGGTAGTTGCGTCAGAATTATCACACATTGTACTGTGTTCAGTTGCATCAATACTTGAAGTATATGCTTTTGAAGTGTTATACAAACGTTTGATATAACGATTGGCTTGTAAACAATCACTGCCATCAAAAATTACGGCATGTGCTATGGCAGTAAGTACTGCAGATTCAGGAGAACTACCACCACGATCACCAAAGAAATGACAACGGGTGTTCAACTGATTCATGTGAGCACCAGTTTCTTCGATATAATGTGCAAATGTTTTTCTAATTGCTAACGATAAACTTGCTACTGAACTCATTGTCCAGATAATATCTTGTGCAATAGTTTCCGAGTATGCAGGTAACCAAGCTGAACGGTCATCGGTATTAATAATGCCTAAAATAGGCGTTTGTGGTTGTACGATACGACCTTCTTCAACACCAAAAATTGCTAATGGTAATTTACCGTCTAATTCGTGTGCAATATATTCCCATCCAGCTCGGTAGAAATCATAGCCTTGTTCGGTAATTTCCAATTCAGCTTCATCGATCATTTCATCGGTGATACGGACAGATGCAAAATATGAAGCAACCATTGATTGCCCCATTGCAACTATGATATCCGAATATTTGCTAACTTTGCGTGGGACGATAACCGAATAAGATTTTTTAGTTGATCTTTTTAATTGCTTCCAATGTGTAGCTTTGTAGGCATCGGCTTGTAGGATAAAATTTTGTTGTTTTAGATGTTCTATCATTTTTAAACTCCTTAAAAATTAATTAATACATTGTCTATCAATGTATTGTGTATTATACACTATTACTTATATTTGTCAAGCTGGATTGGTTACCAATCCACCCCAAGTAGACGAAATACCCAATAAACAATAACACCGGTTAGTGCACCAAGAAACCCAGCTCGTCCAAATAATAATGAAGTAAATAGAACTGTTGCTAACTGGGCGATCATAATAATCACATATACCATAAATCCTCCAAAGAAAGTAGATATAATGTCTACTTTCTTTTAATGTGTCAACTAGAAATTAGAGTTAATCGTCGTCATCTGAATCCCATTCTTCTTTTTCTTTATCAAGAATTTCAGACATTGCTTTGATTAAAGTTCTATATGGGCTATGTGCTTGTGATTGACTACCACGGCCACTTGGTGGAACCCATAATTTACGGGTATCAGTAACAAAATCATCGACAAAGATACCTTTCAATAATTCAACAATTAATGCAATTGTTTCTTCTTTACTGTATTTTTCAGCATATTGAATTATGTAATCTTTAAGCCGATCGACAATTGCCCATTTATATGAGTCATTAGATAGGTATCTTGATAATTTATTATTTTCATCATAGTTGAATACAGTTACTGGGAGCATATATTTTTTCATCATGAGCTGCTGAGTAGATATTGCGTCGCACTTTGTGATGGTATCAGATAATGCACTGATCTCAGAGATGGCATCATATAGTGTATCAACAAATGCTGGAACCAAGTCAGCAACATCTTGAAATGTGTAATAAAAATATACATATTCACCATCTTGATTTTTGGCCATGTATTGATGTCGTTCGGCAATGATTGCATCAAATACCGCACGATGAACCATAATCAATTCTACTTTAAGTTGATCTTTTCCATATGGTTTGAAATACAATCTTTCTTCATGATTTGCATCCCACATTTTTTCTGCATTGAATCCTTCTTTTTTTACTTCGATATCATGGTACTTATTATCACCAATTTCAAATTCAACCATCCGTTGAGTAAGTAATTTCATGAATGGATCGAAACCGGCACCATGCTCATTGATGCATGCTCCGTAATCGTTGTAGGTTGCATAAAATGGTAGGGGGCAAACTGAATACAATGAATTATTGTAAATAAAATTATTGAGTTCATCTTTATTTTTAAGTAATGCAAATACAACTACATCGTCTTGATCTTTAATATGAAGATTACTAATAGCACAACTACCTGCCCAACTACCCATTTTGTCCACCTTTATTGTTGGTTTTATCAACCCATTTTTGTAATTTAATTTCAGCGATTTGTTGCAAATCTTGTTCGGTTATATTTGGATATGTGATTCGTATCAAATCTAGAATACATATAATCGTATCGATCGCTTCGCCTATAACACCATCATCACCTGGATTCTTATAACTTTGTCCTTGATCAATGGTTACTTCTTCTGCTAGTTCACCCAGTTCAGACATAGTATGTCCGAGGACACCAAGCACAGTTCGGTCGTTTTTAACTGAATCAGAAATTTTAAATACTTGTTCAATGAATGTCATTTTAAAAACACCCCATTTGGTTTCTGTCATTTCCCCATACCACTTCTGATCGATATTCGGCATATTCTTTTTTCACATCTGCTAGTGCATCACATTTGTTATCATACATAATTTGTAATTCTTCCAATCGTGATTCAAGATTTGCGATGCGGGTGAGTAGTTCTGCAATAGTTGGTGTATTTGTCATTTATCTACCTTCATACATTTACCCCAATCATATTGTTTCAATTGTGCTTTTGCAGCTTGATTAGCTGCTTCGCATTTTTCCATTGTTGTAAATCCATCAACTACTGCCGGACCACCAGTTGCGTTCTGAAGAATACCAGTTGATAGATATAAAAATAATGCATAAGTTGTCATGTTAACCCTTTTTAATGTTGAGATGACCATAGTATAGATCAATTAATAGAAAATGTCAATCAAATTTTTCCTTAATCCATGCTTGTACGTTGTACAACCAATCAAAAAATGATAGTACTAGGTAAATTGCAAATGAAACAATTTTATCTTTCATTTAGTCCTCACTAAACTGGCGTTTTATTTTTGTGTGTAAAAGACCAGCTCCTACCAAGTAGAACTGTTCGTTATCACTGAGTTTCATGTAATCATCTATGTTATAGCAATGTGATCTGAATACTGCATCAATTTGCATAAGCATTCCTTCAGCAAATTTCTGGATTAGTTCTTCTTCGCTGTTAACATCAGTTTTCGCGGATTCATAAATGCATTTAATCATTTTATTCATATCACACCTGTTAACTTAAAATGTTGAACAAAGTTATTGTAGTCTTGTTCATCTCTAAAATGAAATTTATACACACCAGTTCTACCACGAAATGCTCTAGGGAACCAGTAGTGTGGTGATTCTGGTTGATGTCTTGGTTCTATATTTTCCTTGCACCATTCAATCATACTTACGTAAACGATTGGGCGTTGCATAGGATCAGTTATCCATTCTTTAAATGGTATGGTTGCTATGTAAAAACTCATTCCAAGTACTCCGAAAAATTAAGTATAAACCAGTTCATATGTTCTTCGTATGCAAACATAAACGTATACTCTACACTTCCCCAATGATCTGTCATTTTATTACAAAAATCTGCCATTTCATTATAATATTTTGGAAAATATCGGCTTGGCTTAAACTGTACTTTCCATGGGAATGGATCGTTATAACCATCGCTCATAAGTACTCCGAAAATCTAATGATAAACCAGGTTCGGTGATGTTCTTTTTCAAAATAAAACATTTTTACACCACGATATACTACCCAATCCCACGTAAAGTAATATGTACCAATATGGTCTCTGCACCATTGGGTCATTTCTGAAATTATTTCTGAAAATATACCGTAATCGTCTTTTATTTTTACAGGGAATTTACAATGTGCATGATCCAATATATTATCAATAACCGCATTCATAGGTACTCCGAAAATTTAAGTATAAACCAGGATCGGTTTTCTTCTGAACTAAAGCAAAACGTTCTCACAGTTCCAGCAGGGGACCATTCCCAATAATAATTATAGGTACGGAAATTTTTCTTACACCAGACCCGCATTACTGATATTGTCATAATGTCAGCTAAAATAAATTCCAAGCCATATGGACAATCATGAACAAAATCGAAATCACTGGTATTGATAGTTGTTAATTTCATGAGTATTTCAACATAAACCAGGTTGCTTTTGAATCATCAAAAAATTCTAAATATGATTCTTCGCATTCTTTATCATCCACCTTAACAGCACCTGCTAATTTTAGTTCTTTTTTTATGATGATAGAACGACCTTCTGAAAATTTGCCTGGTTCTAATTTTAACCGAGTATCAACATCTTTGATGAAATTCTGCCACCAGCTTGGTTGACTTTCTAAAAATTCATCGTATTCTAAATATAATTTCATGACCACCTCAAAATAAACCAAGTCTTATGTTCATCACTCTTGAAGGTAATCCGAGTAATGCCATCCACACCCTCAACTTTAATGATATTTGGATCTAAACTTTTAACAAAATTAAGCCATCGTTGGTGAGTCTCGGTTTTCAAATACAGTAGTGTAATGTTATGACCTACTGTACTGCCCTCTTTTAAATCTAGATCACTCATGACCACCTCAAAATAAACCAAGTCTTATGTTCATCACTCTTAAAGGTAATCCGAGTGAATCCTTTCACGCACTCAACTTTAATGATATTTGGATCTAAACTTTTAACAAAATCATACCATAGGTGTTGAGGACCGGCTTTACAAAACAGTTGTGTAATGTTTTTGTTTACTGTATCTCCTTTTAAATATAGAACACTCATGACCACCTCAAAATAAACCAATTACGTTGTTCTTCGTTGGCAAAGTAAAAATGATTATACCGTGATGTAAATTGGCTACCAAATTGGTCTTTACACCATAGCTCCATTTCTTGTTGATTTGTGTTTCGTATTTCATCATGAGTACGAAGAACGTCAGCACCGAATTTAAATTTAAACGCAATCCCTGCATCGAAAATTTCTATGATCATATCAAAGTAGATCTAATATAAGCCAATGTTGATTTTACATCAATCAGTTGCAAGATATCATCGTCACTCATATCACAAATATCGGTAATAGTGATATCCAATTCCTTGGTAATTCTATAAGTTGTACCACCAAACGTTTCATGATCAACTACTTGATGTCTGGTATGAACCGATGGTGGTTTTCTTGCATTAAGTGTAATTTTACGACATTCATGGTATTTGACCAATTCTTCTTTTGATAAAGAATTGGTTCCTCTTTTAGTGACTTCTTTTAAAAAAGCCCATGCTTCATTTACTGATAGTTGTTCACTCATGTTATTACCAATGGTGTATGTTAGATGCTATTACAAATAGACAAGTTATAACGTGAAGCATAACCCAGCAAGTTCGTATTACTAGACTAACAGTAGCTTCACGTTGTGATAAGATTGGAACCGTTGGTTCATCGTGATCGGTCTCACCCATTAAATGGTCAAATGCTCTAGCAAAGATTCTAGTCCAATTCATTTCACTTAACTGTAATTTTATGTCCACAAGGAGGACACACAATAAAATGTATAGTATCTGTTCCACCAG